CAACGATGCCAAGATCGGCTCGTCTGGCAACGATGCCAAGATCGGCTCGTCTGGCTACGGAGCCAAGATTGGTTCGTCTGGCTACGGAGCCCAGATTGGTTCGTCCGGCTACGATGCCCAGATTGGTTCGTCCGGCAACAATGCCCAGATCGGTTCGTCTGGCAACAATGCCAAGATCGGCTCATCTGGCGACGGAGCCAAGATTGGCTCGTCCGGCTACGATGCCCAGATCGGTTCGTCTGGCGACGGAGCCCAGATTGGTTCGTCTGGCTACGGAGCCAAGATTAGTTCGTCCGGCTACGGTGCCAAGATTGACAGCACTGGCGAAGACTGTGTCATCATGTGCGCAGGTATTAACTCAGTGGCAAAAGCCTCAAAAGGATCATGGGTAACACTATCCGAATGGTCTTATTCTGAGGAAAAACAAAGATATATTCCCATTTGTGTAAAAACGGAATTTGTTGATGGAGAAAAGATAAAAGCAGATACATATTACAGTCTGAAAGGGGGAGTTTTTGTGGAATGGATCAATGATTAAGAGGAGGTGTTATACATGAAATGGATGGTAATAAAAGGGGTTAGATATCCTAGTTCCGTGATATCAGCATTTGCGGCATATAATATGGATAACCCCTTCTTGAAGGTCAGGATAAGAAACAAGTATCATATAGTGCCTTTTGATGATGTTAATAAGATGGCTAATCAGATGGTATATTTAATGGACAACTATCCTGATTTCGTTCAGATAGGGAGATGGTGGATATCCAAGAAGGCGGTGATGTCGTGGGCACCCATGGGGCAGGCCGTGGACGGATCGGGCTGGGTCATATCCTTTACCATGTCTTTCGGATTGGAGGGAGGGACGCAAATTAGATTTGATAAAGAAGATGAATACCTAAGTGAGGTAGATAGACTTAATGAGCTGTTTAATGTAATATTATAAGGTAGTACGATTAAACATGTCATTCGATTGACGTTAGGGATCTAATTATATTAAAAGAGGAGGGATTATGAAAAAGATTGTATTAAAACTGTATGAGTTTGATGAGCTGTCAAAAGACTCACAAGAAAGGATCATAGAGCGTGAGCACTGGAATGTAATGGAGCAATGTATGGATGCTTATGGCATAGACTATAAAAAGTCAATGAAAGCCTTTGAGGATATGACAGATACTAGGGTTTATAATTGGGAAGTTGGATACGAGAGATATGATTTTAGTTATGAGTTTAAATACAAGGATCCTATTTACGAACATCCTACAGATTATCATTGTGATATATATCCTGAGAATCTATGCGGTAAATTACTGTTCAGATATATCAACAACAATATTATGCCATATATTATCAAGGGCAAGTATTTCTCCACGTCAGGTAAATATATTGATGGGAAATACAAATACAAGCACAAGTATAGTAGGGTGATGTTTGACTATGGAGATAATTGCCCATTGACAGGGATGTGTTATGATTTATATCTCCTGAAACCTATAATTGATTATTACAATGCATGGTGTACTTATCCGGAGGGTTTTTCTTTAGAGGATCTGATGAGACAATGTTATGATAACTTCTTTAAGTCATGGCATGAGGAGTATGAGTATTGGGCTGATGATGAAGATGCGATACGTGAGGAGTTTCATCATAATCAGTATGAAGATCGACTTTATTATGAGAATGGGGATGTGTATGTTGAACCATTAAATGAAATAGTATGAAAGTAATATGTACAAGGTGTGGCGGAACAAATATTGCTTGTGAAGCGATCGTAAATCCAAACACCGGGAAAATAATAGATTATCTTGATGAATCTTTTATGCATGCTAATTGTGGGGATTGCAAGGAAGAGGTAGTGATAACGGATGTAGATAGAGTCAAGAAAGATATTGATTCTATGTTTTTCAAGTTCGTTAAAAAGAATGGGAAAGAACCTGAATACGTAGAATGTCAGATCGTATGGAAAGACACAGGGGATGATCAAAGAACGACAATAAAATTATCATTAAGCATCAATGATGATGATAATGATAATGTTTTCTATCACTGTAATGGGATAGAATCACTTAAGTCACTTGTGGAATATGGAGTAGGAGAGTTTATTGTAATAGATTGTTGGAGTTTTTTTAGTATTGATAATTTGTAAATTGATGAGATTATGAATATAGAGGTAATAAGATACAGGCTTCCAGTTTATTGGGCTTGCGCTCTGATAAATGATGACTATACTGGATTATGTAAAGAAGAATGTCAAGAAATAAAAAACTTCTTGAACATCGCAGATGGCTATCCGGTAGATGTGGATTGGGAAACAGAAGGGTTCTATCAATATAATGATGCAGGAACACTTCCGGGAAATTGTGCCGATTTTATTTTTCATAAGTTAAACGATTAAACATAAAAATATGAAAACTGCAAATAAACTAACTTTTTTAAGTACAAAAATCTTTACAGAAAACAAAAGGAAATACAGAATAACAGTCACGATATCGTTAGATGATGATTGTCATAACAATATGTGTGATTGGAATATAACCGCTGACATTCGTTGGAAAAACGAATATGGGATATATAAAGAGTATATGGAAGGCTGCTGCCACGATGAGATTGCGAAACATTGTCCGGAATTGGCGAAGTTTATACCATTACATTGTTGTAATCATTATGGTGCTCCTATGTATCCGGTGGAAAATGGTATGTATCACATAAAGAATAGCGATAAGTCTGTGGCTATTGAATATTTACGTATATCAGACAAGGAATATTCCAAATTATCTGAAGCGGTGGATGATAAGATGTATTTCAAGTATCTGCTTTTCAATCTGGGGATTGTGGATAGATGGGAACGTGAATCAGGCGAGCTTATTGCGGAACTTGAAGACCTGTGTGGAAAGAAATGGGTTAATCCATATAAGCCAGAAGAAGAAAGATTTACCCTGACACTAACGGACGAGGAACGTTTGCTTATTGAAGAGCGTATTAAAGCCGAGTATTATTCCGCAGAAAATATCGAAAAACGTAGGAAGGAGGCTCATAAGGCAAAGATGTTGAAAAAGCGTACTGAAATTTGTGAGCGATACGATAAGGTAATCAGGGAAGCGGAAACAGATAAAAAGATAATGCTCTGTGTGTTTGATTATGGATTGTCAACCGATAATGTGATATATTATAATCACACGAACACTTTATCTTTCAACTGGCGTGATTATGGGGAAAAGATCACACAAGAAGAGTTTGATTATTTCGTGAATAACGTGGATCGCTCCCAACTCCCGGAAGGAATTAAATTTGAGTTAAAGTAATTTTTAGTCTACACATAATCACTATCAGAAAAATGAATAAGATTATAGAAGATTACAAAAAGATAGTTGCCGGCAACGAAGCCGGCAAAAACATCTGCTTTATATCAAGAGGAGAATACGCTGATCCGGAAATAGCGTACAACGGTATCCTCATGAATTACTGGGATGTGTATGATTGTATGGATGAGGTAGAAGAACCGACAGATGATGATTGGTTGAACGCGGTAAGTAATTTATTTGACTCATATACATATGATATTAAGAATACGGATGTTGATAAATTCAAGATGTCGGATGTAATGAACGTATATCGTATTATTAATCTGTAGTTGTATAACAAAAAAAATATTGATATGAACAACTCTATGGTCGCTCACTTATGGGCAAATGAAAAGAAAGAATCCGGAAAAGGTAGTAATCTTTTCTTTGAAGGTAGAAGTATTTATTCTTATGGTTATCATTTTGAGGTTGGAAGAATCGTAAGAAATAAGTGTGGTGAAAAGGCGTATTTGCTTAACGATAAGTATTATTCTTCTTCCACCTGTAAACATCAACGTTGTGTTCGTAGTGCAATACCAACTGGCTCAAAGGTATTTTCTGTTGGATATAATATGTCTGATGATGGCAGCATGGCTTTTATCACCAGTCAATTGGAGCTTATCAAAGAGGTTATCGAGAAATACAAGAAGGTTAGAACAAGCCTGTCTTATAGGGATGTTTGGGGAGTATTTAGAAGTCTAATGGATTATATTGAGTTCTTTAATATGGGTACTCCCAAGAGCCTTCTTAAAAAGAGTGCAAACACCTGGATCGGAACTAAACATGAGTTATCTTATGGATCGGATAAGATTAAAAGTGAAGGCGTGAATGTGATTGTAGGCAAGAACGGGAGCGGGAAATCAACCCTCCTGAATATGATATCGAAGTACATGTTGTGCGAGAAAAAGATGTGTTCTGAATTACCGTCAGAAGCATTGTATTTCCCGGATATATTTGATGATGACAAGGTGCTTGACGGGATCAGTATTAAGTCGGATTATATTGGGAAAGTCTTCCATCTCCTACAGCAAACTGAAATGAGAAAGGATGATATATTGGATAATATCAATAATTTAAGTTTGTATATGAATGGAACATCTAGATCCTCTGGGGAGAAGAACCTTCATGCCATGAACTCGCTTTTTGATTTTGTGTTTAACCAAGATGAGTATGCGTTTCCGATACAGAAGCTTATGGAATTTAAGAAAAAGTCAAATGAGTTCTGGGCAAACAGGATCGACAATCTTTTAAAATACTACAAAGACAATCATGTGGTATTAATGGAGAAGGATTTTGAGTATACAATCCTTATGGATGAGCCGGACAGGAATTTAGATATTGACAATATCATGGATCTGTACAAGGTATTGTCATTTCATAAACCGCAAACACAAATTATAGCCGTAATTCATAACCCGGCTTTGATTTACAAGTTGAGCAAGTTGGACCATGTGAACTTTATCGAGATGACGAAGGGATATCTGAAAAAGGTTGTTAGTTTCATGAATAAAAATAAATAAAATAAGATAAGATATGGAAGTGGTGATTAGAAATACAAGAGGTGTAGAAGGATGTGATTTCGGATATTCAATAAATGATTCGGAGATGATAATCAATGATGGGACAATTAGAACTATCAGCAAAACAGATGGATTCGGCGTATTAACCAGCAAACATATAAGGGTTGATAACAATTGGGTCGAGATTGAGGAGATAAGACACTATGCAAGATTGATAAGAAAAGTCAAGTATATGCTATTGGAAAAGACGGAACATACGCAAGATGAAGACGAGTTGTTATCGGTATTAAAGTCAATATAAGTATGATAATCAATAATGAATTAGCGATCGAGATACGGGAATGGGCAGATAAATACGAAACCGCCGACTTTATCTCCAGTGACCCCGTCCAGTTCCCAAGGCGGTATTCCGGGCGGGACGCGGAGGTCAGCGGGTTTATCACCTCGTGGCTCTCGTTCGGGAACCGAAAGGCGATCATCGGGGCGGCGGAGCGGATGGACAGGGAGTTTGGTGGCAGTCCTTACGGGTGGCTGATGGATAGGCAATATGTGAAATATAAGGGAAATATGAAGAAGGTCTACAGATTCCTGTCATATTATGATTTGTACAATTTTTGCAGCCGGCTTAAATCCCTTTATATGGGATTTGAAACCATGGAAGACATGGTTTTGACATCTCCCAAAAGACCGCCGGTGACAAAGTTAGCTTATCTGTTTTCCGGGATTAACGGCATCCCGGTTTGTGTCGAGGGAGGATCGGCGTGTAAGCGGCTATCCATGTTCCTTCGCTGGATGGTACGAAAGGACAGCCCGGTGGACCTTGGTATTTGGCAGAGAGTGGATCCGAAAGACCTCATTATCCCTCTTGACGTGCATGTCCACAATGTGGTCTTGGAATTAGGGTTGACAAGCAGGAAAAGGGCGGATATGAAAGCTGCCATGGAAGTAACGGAGGCTATGAGACAGATATTCCCTGACGATCCAGCAAGGGGTGACTTCGCTTTGTTCGGATATGGGATAGAGAAGATAAAAGATTAAGACAATCACTTAAAATATAATAATATGAAAATTCAAGTAGAATTAAATTTAGAAGATGTATTTGAGGAAGCTATGTACAACGAAGCGACGTTGAAAGAGGAGTTTACCAGCTCGGTCAGGTTAGCTGTAATACGTGAACTTAAAGAAAAGTTCAAGAATGAGTTGATGAGAGAAATATCCAATCCGATATCAGAGAAGATTGAGGATATAGCGAGAGAATCAATGAACGATCTCATCGAGAACGCCAGCAAGAAGAAATATAGATTCAGGTTAGATTATATGGATGAGGAGTTGACAGTAGACGAGTTTATAAGAGGCAGGATGAAGAAAGTTGTAGACAGCAACATCGAGACAATGGTAGAATCAAAAGCCAAATCTTTTGTCAATGAGTTAAGGAAAAGGTATGATATGGCGTTCGCTGCCTTCATCGTGGATAATATGAGAAAGCAAAATATGTTGAAAGACGATAAGATAGCTGAGCTGTTAAAGGATAACCCAAATGAGAAATAGGGAAGATGCCAAAGGAAGGCGGCGATCTGTGCTCATGACGCCGCCCGTACCGGAGAAGGTCAGGGTATTATCCCCGGCATGGTATAGGGCGGCAGTGGAGTTTCAAGGTAGGCCGGAGCAGGAGCGACTAGCCTTTTGCTCGTGGTGTTGTTGTTGTGGAGGGTGTAATTTGTGTATGGATATAAGCAAATACAACATAAAAGGGCTTAAGATATATGGAGGATAAGGTGATTATATACCATTTTACGATTTTAGTGTAAATGGTATATAATCACCTAAGCGTATTAACTATTAATAATGTTTATTTAATTTAATTCAAAAACAAAATGTCTACTTTTGTAGACACATAAAAATTACACATATGAAAAAGAGTAAATTTGTAAAGGAGTTAGAGAAGATCATCGATATGGTTAAGGCCAAGGATGATGGTTTCGAGTATGGTGGTAAAGTTATCTTCTATAAAGAAGATGATGATAGCTATGAAGTCTGGGCAAAGAACATTGAGATGGATATGAAGGTAGAGGCCAATGCTATGGCTAGTATGGATGATAAGACTTTCGCTTGTCTTATGGGTGAGGTCTATAAACAAAAGTTTACAAAGGCTATAATGATGTCGGAGGATGAGGATGATGAAGACAATTGATAAGATGACCGATCAGGAGATATATGATCTTACTGATGAGCAGGTAGAGAAATTGATCGTAACAAGATGTGCGGAGGAAGGTGTCAGGTTTATAGATGAGCCTCCAGTCATGAAGACGTATGGATATAAATCTATTTCTCCATCTCATTTCTTCTACTATTTAGAAGGCTTGAATATAGCCGTTCTTGATCAGGATGATGCTATTAAAATAGCTAAGTTATTAAGTGAATTTGATCTATACAGGACTAGATATGATTTCACCGTATCCAATGAGGAGCTATGCAGTAGATTGGATATAATCAATATCAGGCATGTTCCGATGTTTGACACGAAAGATAAGGAAGCTTATAAGTCTGTCAAGGATAAGAACAACGAGATCGAGGAGGAGTATAAAGATCAGGTAAACGAATACAAAGAGAATGTAAAAAAAATGGGTGAAATCCGTGCCGAGATATGGCCAAAAGTAATTGATGTAAGGCGCAAGATTGATCACATGAATCATCTTAAAGTTCTTTTCGTAAAGGAATATCTTCCGTTGGTGGATCACGACACGGACAAGGCTATGATATTTTTCAAGAAGGCTTATGATGTGGATGATGATACGGAGAGATATATTCGTGAAGGAATAAAAGATTATCCTTTGTTTAATAATAATATAGATTAAAATGCACAATTGGTTTAAATGTACGGTTTCTTACGAGACCGATGCCGAGAACGGCATGAAGAAGAAGGTAAAGGAAGAGTATTTAGTAGATGCCTTTTCTTATACCGAATGTGAGGCTAGAATCATAGAGGAGATGAAGCCATTCATCTCCGGTGAGTTTAGCGTTGATATCAAACGATTCAGGATAGCGGAATTGTTTGCCATGGATGGAGACCGGTTCTATAAGGTCACGGCTGATTATATTACGATAGACGAGAAATCGAGCAATGAGAAACGCAAGGCGTTTAACTACATCGTTCGGGCCAATGACCTTGATCATGCCAAAAAGAATTTCGAGGAAGGCATGAAAGGAACCATATCAGATTTCGTTGTCACTTGTATCAAGGAAGAGAAGAAACTGATGGACTTCTACGAGTTTGATGGTAAGATCAGGAATCCGGAGAAAAATGAGAATAGTAAGCAATAAAGCTAGCTATGAAACCACATCATCCATAGCCGAGAAGTTGATGGAGATAAGTAAGATGGAGGGTACGATTTATCGTATCCTCACATTATCTAATAAGACTTATCTGGCTTCTAAGTTAGGGTATAGCAGGTCCGGGTTCTATAAAAAAATACAGAACAGGAACTTTAATATCCGGGAGCTGGCTCAGATATTCGATACGATCATCAACTTCAAGGATCAAGATTGGACTGAGGGTAAGATTAATAGGCTTAAGAGGTATAGGGCTATGAGCCTTATGGAGTTCAACAAAAGTTATAAAAAGAAAAAGGCATGAGAGGTAGGATGTTACCGTGTGAGAGATGCGGAAGGATGGTAACCATAAGGAGTAAGGGGTTGTGTCCCGCATGCAGAGCCAAGGAGCTACCGCCAAAGGAAAGGGCGGCGATACGGGTGAAGGCCAAGCCAAAGGGGAAGAGCCTAGCCGTTTTCTTTGGCGCCCATGTGGCTAGATTGAGTATGACAAGGAGATCTGCTACCGGCGCATACATACCATGCCCGGGGGTAAGCAACATATGCCACTTATACCCTAAACGGAAATATAAATCAGTTGCCGAGGATAATGATAACATTATCTACTTGACGGTTGATGAGCATACAAAATTCGATTATCTGTTAGATACGATGGATTTCAGCCGGCTCTTGGACGAGTTTGGCAATGTATGGCTGTTGGCAGCCAGACGGATGAGGGATCTCGCACCTAAAGTCGAGGAGGATGGTAAATTAAAAACCAGATTATTATCATGGATAGAAGAAAACAAAGATTACTTTTAGACCTAGGATATAAGGCTATAAGTGACACAGTATATAGTTATGGGACGATCATAGAAGTCATAAGCGATCAAGAATCGTTTGATGAGATGAAAGTTCGTTTATCCGAGAGACACAATGTGGCTATTGCGGATGATGGAGAGATAGGATGTTCGGCTTTAGGCAAGATTTTAGGCAAGATAAAGGACGAGAATGCGTCGTCATATTATTGGCGATCATCATTACCAGTATTAAGATCATATCATACAGATCCTAAATTTACCGCTTTCTTTGGCATATTAGACGTTTTATCAACGGTCCCAAAGAAAGATATGGTCGAGGAGGAAAAGCCTGTTGAAGAGCCTAAAAACGAGCCTAACGAGGAGATGGAGGTTGAGTATGATCTGGAGACAGAGCAACAGTATTATGCCGCTGAATGGATCAAGGATATCCCGACACCTGTGTTATATAGAATGACCGTAGCTGGCAAGCGTGTTTATTATGAGATGGGGGCTGATGGGTATCCTATCATATATGACGGAGCTACCAATAATATAGCTAATGGGTATTGTGATACGTCTGGCGCTTTGGAGAAGTGGAAGAATGAGATGAGACTTAAGGGCAAGGACCCTGATGAGTACGCTAACTACAGGGCTGACTTAGGTACTATCATGCATTATCTATTTGGGTTGTATCTGACCGGGGTTAACATAAAGCTGATCCCGACATGGATCAGGAAGGTGGTCAAGGAAGCCAAGCTAAGAATAGACAAGTATAGGATGGAGCGGATATTAGTGGATAACATTGATGAACTGATAGAGGATCTGATATCATTCGCTATATTCTGCAAGGAAAGACATGTAAAACCTGTATTGATCGAGAAGATGTTGAGGTCAAGGAGATTGAAAGTAGCTTCTTCGGTAGACGCAGTGGTGGAGATGGATAGCGAGCCGGAGATGGTGGAGATAGAGGTCGAGACAGGAGAGTTCTATAAGACGGGAGCCAAGAAAGGTCAGCCTAAGACGGAGAAAAAGAAGATAAAGAGATGCAGGAGGATATTCGCTATATTGGACTTCAAATCAAACAGGAAAGGCAATTTCTATGACGAGTATGCTTTCCAACTTGAGTTATATAGAAGAATGATACAGGAGAACTATGGAAAGATATTGGAGATAGAGGAGATATATAACTTCGCTCCGGGTGATCCTACCGCAAAGACCAGCCAATATAAGTTGAAGAGACAGACTGGCAACCCTATATTGAATATGGCTACCGTAGTATATCTTCAAGGTAAGTATAAGTTTGAGAAAACCAATTATACGGTTACGTCAAGGATCGGGTCTTTAGATATAGAGGGTGATTTTGAGTTGAATGGTTTGATAAGAAAAGAGTCGCTGAGAGATTATATATATAGAGTGATGAGTGAGAGGAGAGGATGATGGAATTTAGGGAGTTCAATAAGAGCGTTCATCGGTATGAGCTGGATCATAGCAAGCCAAGAAGGAAGCTGACGTGCCCTCAATGCGGCAAGGATAAGTGTTTTACGCCGTACGTGGACGTAACCACCGGTCAGATCGTTGGAGAGCAGTTTGGGGTGTGTGATCATAAAAATAAATGTGGTTACTTTAAATATCCAACAGGGAGCGAACTTGGGAACAATGATCTTTTTACCGATTCAAACAAAGTATTAAGGAGGTACAGACCTCCTATGGATCCGGATATAGCCAACTGCATTCCGGTAAGCAAGATGTTTGAGACGCTTAATCCTTTCGAGACATCCGATCTTCAGGATTATCTATCCAATATCTTCGGATCGTATCATACCAATAGGGCATTTAGCTTGTATAAGGTGGGGATGATGAGATTCGGGGACTGGGGTAAGTGCTGTGTGTTCTGGCAACTGGATAAGAATTGGGTAGTGCGGACCGGGAAGATAATGGACTACGGGCCTGACGGGAAGAGGGTAAAGGTTCCCATGGATCATGTATGTTGGGTGCATATACTGGACGGTCAGGATTACCTGCTTAGGCAATGCCTGTTCGGGGAGTTTCTTATCAACTTCTATCCCAATGACGCTCCGGTGTATATAGTAGAGTCAGAGAAGACGGCTGTTATCTGTAACATCGTGTACCCTAGTAGGTTGTTTATGGCCTGTGGCGGTATCCATATGCTGAAAAGGGAGATGATAGAGACATTGGGTAGGAGGCGGATAGTCCTGTACCCGGATAAGGGCGACGCTTTCAACGAATGGAGAAAGAAGGTAGACAAGGATATGAGGGGGATGAATATAGAGATAAGTAATTTTCTAGAATCAAAACCCAATATAAATGAGGGAATGGATATAGCGGATTATTTTATTATTAAACAAATTTACAATGGCAAAGGTAGTTGACAATTACAAGAAATTCAAGGTGCTTGAAATAACAAGACAGGAGATGATGGATAAGCTCACCAGATATGGGTGCTTAGGTATTTGCGATATGTGTAACAGACCTACGTCCGTGGGCTATTATGTAGCGGTAATCAATCAATGGATGTGCGAGGACTGTTATAATGATTTCATCAAATCGGTTGACAGGTATGAGGAGGATATGAGAATAGAGAACAGAAATTTTGATAGATTCTGCAATCTATTTAATGTTGAGATAGAAGAAAAGGTATGAAAGAACTGTCTTTAGCCCAGAAAGCTATGTTAAACGGATCCGTATGCCCGTATTGCAAGAACCCATCCACTATGATAAATACGGTGGAGGGAAAGCAAGTTGGGTGCGAGAAGTGTGGGGCTTGGATGAGATCCGATTCTACGGGTAAACCTGTAGGTAGGTTAGCCAAGCCGGATCTCCTTAGGTCTATGGATATGGCAATGACCGAGATCAACGTATTCTTAATAAAAACAGGACAGGATAGACATGATCTTTACAAAGAACTATCCGGTGAGCTTATGATACCGGAGGAGCATATATCCCCTTACAAGATGTCTTTGCCATCATTACTTAAAATCATGAGACATATCAAGACATATAGTGATAATCGGATACAGATATATGATGGAGGGAGGGGGAATAACTGCCCTAGGCATAAGGCGATAGCGATAGGAGGTAGCGCATGCCACGGATGTCCGGAGCATCTATTCCATGTAGTGGATAAGGTAACTGACTTGGTGGTGTGTGACGCTGACATGAGTTACGGTGATTACAAAAAATAATTATTAATAAAAATTGACAGAACATGAAAGTAATTTTCATTCACAAACAGACAGGGTTTTATGTAGGAGGATCAGTGTTTAACAAGACATGTGGTTTTTACAAATGCAGAGATAAGATGATAGAAAAAGGCATAAGCGAGGATAAGGCCAACATGCTTATTGATATAATAGGTCCGCACTTATGTGTGTGGGAAATAAAAGATGGGGATGATCCTTACGAGAGCATGAGAAGCAGACTCGGAGATAAAGCCTCATATTTAGATGGAGAGGATATTATCGTAGAGGATTATAATTATGACGAGGAGGACGAGGATGGGGAGATCGACTGAATATTACAGAACACATCCGGAAGCCAGAAAGAAGAAGGCTGAGACGGATAAGAAGATCAACGCCAGACCTGAGCAGAAAGCCAAGAGACGGGAGTTGGGTCGCAAGAACTACAAGACCGATAAGCTAAAGGGTAAGGCTTATCGGAAGGGGAAGGATCTATGCCATACGGCTAAGGGGTTAAGATATAAATCAAGATCAGCTAACAGAGGATCTAAATCCGATACGGCTGGCGATAGAAACGCAAGAGGATGAGTGAGGATAGGATATGGAGGTCATCCAAGGAGATTATCATGGATGCCTATGAGAGGATAAGAAAGTATCAGTCGGGAGAGCTTCTCCCGGCTCGTACTGGATACGCTTATCTTGACAAGGCGTTACTGGGCGGGTTCTACCCACAACATGCGGTGGCTATAGGCGCTAGGCCCGGAGTTGGCAAATCTTATCTGGCGCAAAAAATCATGAGCAATGTGATGAATGTCAATATCAATCCACAGGCAGATGATTATGTATGGTTAAGATGTGAGTTTGAGATGAACCCAGAAGATTTGATGTTACGTTCACTATCAAAAAAAATGGGGAAAGACATACAAGATATACTCCTTAACGAGATGTCAGAAGATGAGGTAAAAGAAATGCAGAGATGCCTTAGAGAAGAGAACTCTAGCAGAATAACATACATCCCTAAACCATCAACCGTAGATGAGCTTCAAAACTTTCTATGGAATGAGTATATGCCAATAAACAAGGATAAGAAAATGGTATTCGTGTCTATAGATCATACGGCTCTAGTACAAGGTTCAGGAGACGCCAAAAGAAATATCGACTCGTTGATAACCATGTGTAATATCGCTAAAAGAACTTTTCCTAATATTTTTTTTCTTATAATATCCCAACTCAATCGTGATATCGAAGGACGGCGGGATCCAAAGGATCATATGCCAAAGCAATCTGATTTTTATCAATCAGATACATTGGGACAGTTATGTACGGCTATGGTAGCGTTAAATATACCGAAAAGATACGGGTACTCCTCATACATGCAATTTCCGCAAGGATGGTATCCTAATCTGGAACGTTTCAAGAGCGAGTCAAGACGATCCTTCCGTGTGGATGGATTATTGTTCCATCATATCGTAAAGGTCCGTCAAAGATCATTGGAGGAGATTGACGCTATACATGTAGATATCATGAAAGGATATGAGCGATATTATCCTGATGGAGGGGTGGTGCGCCAAGAAAGACCGGGAGGCTCGAATGCCCCCGTGGGTAGCGGCAAGCCGGATACGACCGTGGTGACGCTTCCGCCCCCACCTCCCGGTGTTCCATTGGAGCAACAATATATACCGCCCAGTGATGATTTCAATATAGTACATGACGAAACACCTTATTGACATGAGATTGAGACATAATTACTTGCTTGTAGTGATAAAGGTGCTGGAAATGTTCTTGAAGACCGTATTGTCGGTTGAGGATAAGATGGGGATAAAGGAAATTATATCCTCGTTAAAGGAAATGGCTAAATACAGCATCAGATATATCATAAATAGGGAACGGGAAAAGGAGATCATGAGTATCTGTGATGAGGTATCCAATAAAGTACAGGAGTATAAAAGGATAAATGACAACTCAATGATATTGGAATTGGAGAACCTAAAAAGGGAAGTTGTGGCGGTGGAGGATCTTCTTAGCTCATACAAGGGGGTTCTTGACGCCGAACTGGTGATAGCCGAGGATGATATCAGAATCATACGGGACAAGATCGCTATAAGCCTGAGGGAAGACGGAACATGTAAGAGCATGACTGATGCCGATAAAAGGGCTAGGGTGGACGTAAGATATGAGAGGGCGTTAGAGGATTATCGGATCCTTCTAAGATGCGCTAATACGGTTAGGGCTAAGATGTCGGTTTTAGGACATCTTAACCAATCTATAAATCAATCTATATCAGTTGGTAGGGTTGGTATGGCTAATGAATCTTATACAGTTAAACAGTATGAAAAAGGAAAAGAGATTATCGAGAGCAGACGGCCTTAACGTGTTGAGGGACGCATATGATCTCATAAGAGATGAGAAGGAGGATTTTATGTGCTTGGCCATAAAATCGGCCGGGATAATGCACGGGGTTAAATGCCGGGTATCGGCGATAGAGATGATACCGGAGCTTGACCTTTTCAGGCCATGCGGGAAAAGTCCGGGAGACGCATGGTTCCCGTCGGAAATGAGGGACAAGAGGTTACGTATATTGAAAAGATTGATAATGTTTTATGAGAAGAATCGTCATGATGGCATTGCCGACGGGATGATATGGAGAATAAGATTATTTTTTAACATTTAAAAAAAATAAGTCATGTATATCAATTTTGAACAAATGATGACATCCGGGTTGACAATATCCGATATTGGGTATCTCTTGATGATCCGGCAAAAAGAGGAGATGGCTGATGTCATTCCAAAAGAGAAAATAGACAGCTATAAGGCGTCTGGTTATATCGAGCCTCAAAAGAACGGAAAGTGGAAGATAACACCAAGGGGAGGGTCGTTGCTGATGCTGATAGAGACGCCAGGCCTGACCCCGGAGGTCGAGGGGATCCGGGACCGTATCATTGGGGTATATAATGATATGGGGAAGGATACAGGAGCTATCAAGGAGGTAGAGAAAAGGCTCGTATGGTTCGTGGCTAATACCAACTTCAAGGAAGAACCTATAGTAAGAGCCGTAATATCCCATATAGACCTTAAACGTGAATATACGATGAGATTGGATAACTTGATCTGGAAACCATCAAATGTGTATAGCGTGCATATGAGTTTATCGGAATCAACGTTATTCGATACGATCATAAAAATGTATGGCATGACGTCTGACTTGTATCTTAGGGAGAACAAGAACAAGGAGCTGGCATGGTTGTTCGCCATAAGCCGGCTTCCGGATCCCCCAAAGAGAATGGATAAGGAATACGCTATCACAGGCGATGTTAAGATGGATATCGAAAGGATATCGGATATAAAAAAAGAATTAGGTAGAAGATTGAAAATGTCGATTTAGTATGGAAAGAAAAGAAGTTGAAAAAGTAGTCAAGGAGGCGATATTCGAGAAGATGGGTGAATTTAATGGTCTTGATCATGCCGCTCAGATAATGAACGAGGATAAGCTGGATACGGATATGGCTATGGATTCCCTTGATTTTGTAGAAGTCATAATGGAAGTGGAAAAGAAAACGGGTAAATGTATACCCGATGAGGCACTTAACGTCAAGCCTTATCACGAATTGACGGTAGGAGAGCTTATGGGTATGTTGTATGATTATCTAAAAGACAAATAAATGGATTTCGGATATGATGATTGGGAAGAGGGGCTAGAGACCCCTCTTGTCGATGATTGCGATGACGACAATAACGAGGAGGAAGAATATGATTTCAGTTAAGGAGTTAAGGCCGGGCAATCTTGTAAAAGACAAAGCTGGCAATATATGGAGGGTAGGGTGCGTTACCGGTATGCGTAATGAAAGTAAGTCATTGATTCTTGAACGTGAGGTTGATGACGGGATAATGAAATGGTATTCCGGGGAAGATGATGTCATGCCTATTGAGATAGATGATAACCTGCTTAATACCATCGGGTTTAAGCGTAATAAAGGACGGAATGTATATCGAGGCTACGGAATATCTATAGAGATTTTTGATGATGGGTATTATCTTGGGCTTAGGGATCTGGAAGACGATCTAAGCGATCCTATACATATCAAGGATCTCCACCATCTGCAAAACCTGTCAATGGATTTATATGGACATGATATAGATAAAGACTTATGATTATACCGGAGAATAATTTGTTATGCAAGGTCATAAACGGAGAGAAGGTTCTTGCCGCATCCTATTCACAGATAGACACGTTCGTCCAATGTCCATACAAGTGGTATAAAACTTACGTGGAAGGGAATAGATCCACGGAGAAGCATGAGGCCACGTCATATGGTACGGTTATCCATCAGACAATGGAGTATTTCTTCAAGAACGGATGTAGACCTTCTTATGAGGATATGAGTAAGGCTTTCAATTACTATGCGGATATAGAGAAGATTCCTTTTGATAGCGTAAAATCCCAGATCGAGTCTATGCAACATGCGGCTAGGCTAATAAGATGGATTGTGGGGTTGTTTGAGAAGGATGCTGCTGGCAATTATAAGAAGGCATGGTCTGATCTTACGCCAATGGAGAAGGTGGTCCGGGGGTCGAGACCGGCCGGCGTGGAGGAGGACTTCGTCCTGCCATATAAGCTACCCAAGCCCCTTACTTTGGATGGCGTGACGTACGATAAGGTACATATCATAGGATCGGTGGACTGGCGTGGAGAGTATAAGACAAAAGACAGGATAGCCATGTATACGATAGACTGGAAGTCCGGGAGAAAGTTATTCGATGAGGATAAGCTGCTTCACAATCTCCAGCATCCGATATACGCCTTCTACATACTGAGAAAGTACAAGGTATTGCCGGATATGTGCAGCTATTTCTTTACCCGCATGCTGGACAATCAGAACGTGAAGGTAGATAAGGAGAAAGTAGAGAGATCGGTCAAGGAGCTTAACGATATTCTCCTTGACATGTATGATTTCGAGACAAATAAAATAGATAGCTATCAAGCTCACGTTTGGGACGACGCCAAACAGGGGTATAAGTACGAGAAGCGCTACCTCATGGGACGCCAGCCGGCCTGCCTTGAACCCCGCCCCAAGCCCTTGTGTTTTTGGTGCGATTTCTCGATCCACAAACAAGGGACATGCAGGTACTCATCGGATTGGAATGAGTCAAAAAGAAAGAATAAAAAATATTAACTTTATTAAAAAGCCTAGGTAAATATCTAGGCTTTAATTATATTTGTGTCAATAAATAAATGATTATGGATAAAAACGAAAGAGAAAAACAGGTATTGGATCTTCTGATGTCTAGAAAGGATATCAGGAAATTGGTAGAGAAATCAAATGAATGTTATTCTAAGATGGATTTCGTTGGCGCCATGAAATACCGGCAAGAGATAAAGGATATCGTAGATCGAGAATCTAAAATCATGTTGACAAAAAGTGAGTCTTTGATAGGCTTGATGAATAATGCTGATAATGAATATAAATTCAATATGCTGGTATGGCTACATTCCATGATGTGTATGGCGGATGTATTTAACGGGATATTGGAGGATTTCAAGGATGGGGTAAGAAAAGCCAATGGCAACTCCAAGTTCGTTAAGTTCGATAATCTGGATCGGTTAATGGCAGAATGTAAGAAGGAGATTGATTACCTGATGAAAGGCACAAGTAAATCGTTCCAGATATCCTTCGCCGTAAGGAGCGATGAAATGAGAGAGATGATAGAGAATATGGTAGGGGATAATATCCGTGAGGGGTATGACGTGTTCAGTAAGGAGGCAGAGATGGTTAATGAGACGGATAGGGACAAGATCGAGGAGTTTAACAAAAGTCTGGCTCATGAATAAACACATATCAAGATGGCATATAAATTAAGATCATATCAAGAGGAATGCGTTAAAAGCATTTCAAGTTATATAAATTCCGATAGGAATGATCCGGTATTGGTTATAGGCCCAGTAGGTTGCGGGAAATCCTTGTTGATAGCGGAAGCGGCCAGATTGATGGGAGATAAGACACTGGTCTTACAACCATCAAAAGAATTGCTACAGCAGAATTATGATAAGCTTACATCATATGGCATACCGGCTACCATCTACTCCGCTTCCTGTGGAAAGAAAGAGCTATCTAACATGATATATGCCACGTTAGGGTCTATCAAGAAGGTTGTTGGTCAGCTTAAGGAGATGGGGATCAGGAACGTATTGATAGATGAGGCTCATGCCGGATACAGCCCAGAGGAAGACAGTGAGTTCATGAAATTCATGAACGAATTAAAGCCTAGCAAGGTAATAGGGTTTACCGCCACGCCATGTAGACTTAAAACTATGTCGATAGGACAAGTATCATACTCTCAACTTAACTTCATAACCAGAATGAGACCGGTATATTTTAAGAACCTGATCCATGTCATACAGGTGGAGGAGATGATAAGGCAAGGATTTTGGGCACCTCTTAAATATGAGATATGGGATTTCAATGGAGATGCCCTTAAACTCAATTCTAACGGCTCCGAATATACGGCTGGGTCTATTAGTGAGGCGGTGAGAAAAAATGGCTTAAACAACCTTATTTTACGTCGGTTGATGGTATTAAAAGACGTATGCAGATCTATACTGGTGTTTATGGATTCTGTTGAGAGCTGCAATACCGCCGCCGAATGGATGAACGCAAAGATATGCGCTGGCATGGCGGAAGTGGTTCACGGAGGCACGCCAAAGAAGCAGCGGGAGGCTATAGTCGAGGGGTTCAAGTCAGGTAAGACGAAGGTAGTGTTCAACTATTCCGCCCTCGGTACAGGGTTCGATCATCCGGGTCTGGATTGCGTGATAGTAGGGAGACCGACATTCTCATTCTCATCGTTTTATCAGTGGCTTGGCAGGGCAGTCCGTATAAAAGACGGAAAGGATAGCGCTTTGGTCGTTGATTGTTGTAACAACTCGTCAAGGTTCGGTGATATAAGGAAACTTAGTATAGAGAACTACAAAGGATATGGATGGGGGATGTTTATCGGCGATAAACTAATTACCAATATCCCGATGGGGGATAAGGTAACGAAAACAGATCTGGATATCAAAGCCGCCAAGAAAGATCGTAGGAGGGGGCTGGCGCAGGGCGTAACCGCCGCCCCTGTTCCCGGAAGGCCGGATCATCCCCTTGGATCTACGGTGATGACATTCGGCAAGTATTGTGGATGGATGTTTCATTCGATTCCAGTATCGTATTTCAAATTCATAAACGAGACCTTTGACTGGAGTAATGATCGAAACAGGGAGATAAAAGAATACATAGATTTTTTAATTAAAAACAATAGATTATGAATATGAGTATAGATGAGATAAAAGATATTTGTGTCCAAATCGCTATAAATGGCGTACATATATCACAAAAAATTAAATCAAATCATTGCATGATGATGGTATTAGCGTCAGCCCAAATAGATAATATCTTATCTAAGAAGGAAGATGGTGATCATGATAATGACGATGATAAAGATATTATCATGGGTCGTATCAATGTGATAGAATATGAATTGAAACAAATAAAAAAATTATTATGATTGGGTGTATATATCATGAGGCTGATCTTGACGGAGTAATGTCAGCGGCTATAGTAAAAAAGTATTTCAAAGGGGGCATTGATCTTCTTCCTTACAATTACGGCAAGGAAATACCTGACGTGAATAAATATGATAAGGTGTTTGTAGTTGACGTGTCATTTGGAGACAGAACAAGCTTGCTGTTTGATGAATGGAAAGACAAAGGGATAGATGTCACATGGATAGACCATCATAAGACAGCGATAGATGCTATGAAAGACTATAATATCAAAGGTAAAAGACGTATTGGTACGGCGGCTTGCGAACTTACATGGGAATATCTTTTCGATGATATCGAAACCCCTGATGTGGTAAAATTATTGAGCGCTTATGATGTATGGGATCATAACCGCTTCGAATGGAGTGACGTGCTCTCATTCCAATATGGGATGAGAGGATATTGTGGTCTTGACGTGGATATGGCGGCAAAGGTCATGGACGGCGATCATGACTTCATATATGACATGATAAGGAACGGAGAGGCGATACTGGAGTATATCGTTGAGAAAAACAGGGGCGAGATGGATATGTTCTCATTTGAGGCTGACGTATTTGGGTATAAGGCCATATGTATGAATACGACGGAGTTCAACAGCGCTACATTCGAGGCTAAATACAATCCAAAGAAACATGATCTGATGATGCCGTTCTGCTGGAATGGGAGATTCTTCAGATGCACGTTCTATACCACCAAAGAGGAGTTGGATGTCTCGGCGCTGGCACGTAAGGCCTATCCCGGGGGAGGAGGTCATAAGGCGGCGGCAGGCTTCTAGCTTAGCGCAGAGGATATGATGGAGTTCCTAAAGACAAAGAAAATGTGATATGATATGGGTCTTGCTTAGTATGGCAGTGATTATGTTATCCATAGCTGTAATGGTGAAAGGCTGGGATGATTTACATGGAGGTATGTTCCACGGATGATTAATTATGATAGCTATAGGAATAATATCAATATCTGCATCAATATTTTATATGAATGAAGGAAATATTAAAAATATGGAGAATATGAAAAACGCATATAAGTTCAAAAAACTTAGCAAAATGAAGCTAGACGATTACGGCTTCGGTTTATTCGAGTACAATGGCGTTCTTTATTTCAAGGAGGCAGAGGGTGAGAGATGCTTTGATGTAAGAAGCGGGAACGAGGTTATTATCGGGAAAGATAAAATTGTAACGGCCTTGGAGGATTGATCATGAGAAAACTTGACGACACCAACAGGACAAGAAAGAAAAACGTACGGCACTCGTGGGTAAAGGCGGGGCCGGGGATCCAACGCTGCGCTATTTGCGGAATTACGAAGCAAAGCGAGTGGAGGGACGGGAAGACCTCGCATTGCGTATATCTATCATCTGGTGAGCTTTACTCTATGACAGGTGAGACACCAGAATGCAGGGATCTTAGTGAATTTTATTAATCTAAAAAGTATATAATTACCTAATAATAAAACAAAAAGGAGTTTGAAATGAAAGAGGAATTTAGCAAATACGACAAAGTCGTTTATGATGGTGAGGTATTTGAGGTACTTGAAACCGCCGACAATACGGGAATGATGAAAATAGAACCGTTATTTGATGAGACATATAAATCCATTTGGGCTGATGAGGAGATGGTTGTTTCGTTAAATAGGGCTATCAAGTTAAGGCTTATTGATGATGAGACGGCGGATGAGGCGATAAATTTCGGGAAGCCAAAAATAGGAGACGCAGTGGTGGAAAGCGGACCTCTTGTAGGGAAAGACGGCAGCGGGAAGGACGACCGGGCCGACGGTAAACTCCGGTGGGATCTTCTTCCTTTGGCTGAGATAGAGGACATCGTGAGGGTATATACGGAAGGAGCCAAGAAGTACGCTGATAACTCATGGCAAGATATACCTGATGGATTCAATCGTTATCTAGGCGCACTCATGAGGCACTTGGTTGCTTACACGAAGGGGGAGAGATATGATAAGGAGGGATTCATGCATCTATCCGCCGTATGCTGGAATGCTATAGCGTTATTATATTACGATAAACATAACAAAGGGTTAATAGAATGGAAGAGTCAGGAGAAAGAGTAGCAGATGAGAGATTAATAGCTATCGACAAAAGAACAGGTAAATACGTTAATGTAATCAAGCGCACTATTAATGATAGCCTATTCCCGATAGTTAAGTATCTCAATTATAGCTATGATGAATTGAATTATGATTATGTAAGATATCTGAATTTTGATGTAAACGTAAATTGGGAGCAGCGTAGATATCAGATTGTTAAGGATTTATTATCTAACAATTTCGATGGGAGAAAGATGAGTATAGATGAGGTAGATAATGCTATATTTACCGCTGATTTGATTATTAACAGATTAACAACTATTTGAGATGGTAAGAATTGATTTTTTCACGAAGAAAGACGCTGAGTACAGCGACTACATGCGGTATATTATCGCCAACACATTACAGGAGTATGAGGGTGAGGTCACGTTAAACCAGATCCCGGAGAACAAAGCCACGGAGGAGGAAATATCCAAGTACGGTATAGAGGTATATCCTACTATCATCGTCAGCGGAGATAACATGGATGGCTTTAATAAACTTGAGGGGATGGCCAGAAAAGCTGATCTTATTAACGTCATGTCGTTATACGACAAGAAATAGGCTTATGACGATAAGGGATAAATATTTTGGTTGGAAAGATATATTCTTTGACAGGTTCGTGCATTGTTGTGATGAAAAAAGTGATCAACCACAAGGAAGTAATATACCTCTAGCCAAAATAAACTTCGATAACAAGACAGGATATGTGGAGGACGGGACTATTAATATAGCCGAGCTTCTTCAATATCTTTGGATAAATAATAAGGTCTATAGGTGTGAATATGCACCCATAGATATATCCTCTGTCTTGCAAACATTGATTAGATTGACCGAGAACGCTAAGTTCATATTTGACGACCAACCCGGCATACATGATATGATCCCATATAGAGGTTTTTTTCTTAGAGATGATTTTTTACCCGGGAAAGATTATTCGCTTGATTTGGATAAAATAGTGAGCGGGATGGGAGGATGGTATGGAGAGGATGAGGACCCATGTTACTCGATGTTCGTCAGTCAAGATCAGATATGGAACTTGAACCCGATATTGAAGGTATTAGCTGATGAGGGATCTATTCTAGCCAAGGAACTTGGGTATGATATGAACTCATATGTCAGCGATAATGGATACACGATATACAACCCATATCTGTCATGGATCAATCATTACTATCATTATTGCCCGACATTTAATGAGGATAAGCTGAAACCTTGGGATAGGGTGGAAGACAGAAAGAATAAATTCAAGATGACGGATAAGGTTAAGAGAGGCGCCAATAATTGGTATTATTCAGGCGGGACTATATCTTGTGTGGATAATTTCTTGGGGAAAGAATACAGGAAAAATCTCCGAACCTTCATATATCGTGGAATAGTATTCTTTTTAGATCGGATATGGCATACACCATTGTTTGAGAAGATGGGCGTGAAAATGAAATACAACGCTTATTATTGTTATGCCGCTACTTCCGGGATATGGTATGATAAGGGATTCAAGGAAAGACTAGCCAAGAGGTTTAACAAGTCGCTGGGCGGCGACGGGGAACTGTTCGGGGCTAACCTAGCCTGCATGGTATGTGACCGTAAGGATATCGATTGGGAGGCGCTTCGTCTTTGGCTTGACAAATACGATGATCCTACTGATAAGGGCATGGTGAATAGCCCTATTCAATTTATGTATTTATATCTATATTACTCTTTTAACAAATAAGACATGGAGACTAAAATATGCAAGAAATGTGGTAAAGAATTACCAGTGGATAAATTTTATAAGAACAAATCACAAAAGGATGGGTTTGGATACTACTGTAAGGATTGTGTAAATGCCTACAAATCGTCCAAAAAAGCCAATGCAAAGGGAGGGGGGGGTAAATTAACGAAAGTGTTTACCAATCCAGATCTAGCCAAATTCAAACCTAGAGAACTTATCGAGGAACTAAAAGCTAGAGGTTACAAAGGTACGCTCACCTATGAGCAGGTAATAACATTAGGTGATTAACACCATTTTACACTAGAATCGTAACATTATAATATAATTTAAAAGATGGCAAAGAAACAGTTAAAGATCCCGTTTAAAGACGGGAGACCATGTAAATGGGTTAAGGATGTTCATGATGAGGAACGCGATAATTATGAGTTTGATGAATGTCTTGAGATACACGGATTCGTTCGTGGATGCTCTTCGGCTGTAATGATATTAAGACCGGCAAATGATCATGGAAAGGATTTCAATTATGTCAACAGCATCTATTATCAAGTGTTCTTGACAGATAGCAAGGAGATAATACAAAATATGATGCATGGGATCATATACGGGAAATGGACTTTTGTTAAGAGGGGAGAAAATTTTGGTATAAAATTGGTTAAGGTCTTACCTAAGATACATAAAATATCCCTTGATATGATCGCAAAGGATATTTTTAGGTCTGAGAATAAATGAACAATATGAAAGTATTATCATTATTTGATGGGATATCATGTGGATATCTAGCATTACAAAGAGCCGGTATACCTATAGAGACTTACTACGCCTCGGAGATAGACAAGACATGTATAAAGGTAAGTCAAAAACATTTTCCTAATATTATCCGGTTAGGAGATGTCAATAACTGGAGAACGTGGAATATTCCATGGAAAGACATAGATCTGGTCATGGGAGGGTTCTGTTGCCAGAGCTTCTCTAGCTCAGGTAAGGGTAAAGGATTCATGGACGCTCGTGGAAGGCTTTTCTTTTGCTTCTCGGACATCGTAAAGCATTTAAGGAAGGAGACCAAAGGTAAGGTCCTGTTCTTGGGTGAGAACGTCCGGATGCGGGATGAGCACCGCTGGGTGATTACCGAGGAGCTTGGCGTGGAGCCGGTGGAGATCGATAGTGCCTTGGTCTCGGCACAGACCCGGCATCGCCTTTATTGGTGCAATTGGCCGGTAGAAATGCCGAAAGACAAGCATATATCATTGGATGATATTCTAGAGCATGACAAGGGTTGGAATCCGGGAGCCATAAGAGGGAGATATATAGGGACCATTGTCGGTAGAAGGATAGGAGAGGACGGGTATCGAAAGGATTGTGACATGGGCATAAAAATAACGCAATGTCTGGAGATAAGAAAAGATAAGAATACCACTCCCATCAAGAAAAGTAATTGCCTGACAACAGTCATGAAAGATAACGTGATATCATCGTTGCCTCCCGGAAGATATCCTAACGCCTTTGACATGAAAGACAAATTCAGATACCTGACCCCGGTGGAGATGTGTAGGCTACAGACATTGCCGGATGATTACCTTGACGGGATAGCCCCGAATACGGCCATGTCTTTAACGGGCAATGGATGGACAGTGGATGTGATAGCCCATTTGCTAAGAGGCATAGAGCGTAGGTAGAATTTAAAACACGATCACAGCGATATGGTTATAAACAAAACATGGTCGATGCCGAATAAAGAGACATTCAGCATAAGACCGATAAGAGAACTTATAGATAGATATAAAAAAGACGGGATGGTTATAGTGGATCCATTCGCCAGAAACAGCGATATAGGGACGATCACCAACGATCTTGATCCTGAGACTAAAGCTATGTATCATAAAGACGCCACGAACTTCTTGTGTCATCTTGATGATAATATAGCTGATATGGTACTATATGATCCACCATATTCTGCGAGACAGGTATCTGAATCGTATAAAAGACTTGGAGGTGCTGTTAATATGCAAACAACGCAATCTAGTTATTGGACTAAGCAGAAGAAGGAGATAGCTAGGATCACCAAGAAAGGAGGGGTGGTCATTACCTGCGCGTGGAACTCCGGCGGTATAGGGGCCGGGCTTGGCTTCGAGCAGCAGGAGATTCTTCTCGTGGCTCATGGGGGATGGCATAATGATACGATCGTTACGGTAGAAAGGAAAATGAAATTATGAAGGAAAGAATATTCACCACAAAAGAACAGGGGAGGGTGCTGGTCGAGGCCGGCCTCCCTATCTCTACTGCCAGCGGCCACAGGTCATGTGGGGTAGATAGACTTTATTCTATGGAAGATAACGCGGGCCGTGTAAGCCTTGCGGAGGTCGTTACCCCAGACGTATCCAACCCTGTTTGGGATGTAGGCACGTTGCTGAATTTGCTCCCATATGAGATAGAGGGTTGTACATTAGAATGTTATAAGCTAAAACATGCATGGTCTGTAGCGTATAGAGATATAGACGAGATCCCTATATATTGGAGTAGCGAGAAACTTCTTGTAGACACATTGTTTTCGATGATGATGGAATTACTTAAACATAAGATTATATGAGCATAAAGCAAATAACAAAATTAAGGTACAAAACGAAAGATAAGCCTCCTATAGAAGGGGTTCCTCTTTTAGGATACAACAAAAAATATAGCTGTCCGTGGGAAGTAATGTACAGGAGAGGGGATAAGTACTACACCTGCATGAAGTATGATGCTGAATTTGAAACATATCCACCGGAAGAATATGAATATTTATATCCATGAAAATATGAAACAAGTAACAAGAATAAGATACAAAACAGAGGATAATCCGCCTATGGCTAATGTCCCTCTTATAGGATACAGCAAAAAATATGACTGTTGGGTAGCGTTAGTATACAGAAAAGGGGATAACTATTACACCAATATGGAGTGCGATGTTGAATATAAGACATCTCCTCCAGATGAGTACGAATACGTATATCCGTGAGAACTAGAAGGAATATATTTATATTTAAGCATGATTAATATTATTTTAATATTATTCATGCTTTTATTTTTGTTTAAATCGTATTTTTGTATCAACATTAAAAACCTGATTATTATGGATGAAAACAAACAAAAAGTCAATGAGCTAACGATGAGGACGCTGGGTTCTCATTATGGCGGATATACCTATGTAAAGGTAAAAAATCGTCAAACTTATGTAACGATAGATTGGAAGTTGTTGAGGGCTATAGAAAAAGGAGAGGTGGAGATAGACAACGAGAAATACCATCTATCCGGAATAGAGTACGTAGCTAAAAGATGTCAGGACATGTTTTACGTTGGTCGTGATATTTATTATTTCAAGGGTATGGGAGAAAGAGGAATAACCAATCTTCTTAGAAACGCTATAGATGATTTGCTAGATACCATAAGCAGCAGGGAGACTTATCGTAGCGCAGAGCACAGGGTGTACGCCCAAATGAATAAACTTACGGAAGCGGGAGCCATGATCAGCTTGGCTATAGAATTACTAACATCTAATATCCGTCATAGTTATGGAGAAATTAATTTTGAACGATATCCAAGACCTGTGGAGGTGGAGGGAGAAGATAAACATTGATGACTTTAGAGAGGAGCCTATGGCTGAGGATATGCCACTCTATTTCCCATGCGCTGTTATTTGGCATGTTGATTATGGGGAGCATGACGCTGATAATTATATATGTTATGGATTTGTTTATGTAGCAGAAATATTAGGGATATGAGTGTTAAGAGACAGATATTTATTAATAACAAAGGCATTGATGTGAAGATAGCTAATAATACGACATTTGATTTCGATTTCAATGTTGACAAGAATATTCTTGAAAAAATAAAAGCAAAGAAGGAGAGCAATAAACTAAATACAAAAGATTGGACGCTGTTCTCACTTGTGGTTTTGTTTATTTTTGCGATGGGAGTTGTAAGTGGATGGTTTATATTTAATTGATTAAATCATGGGTAATTTAAAAGACATACAAGATATAACCGGTCTTACGTCAGAAGCTATATTCAATATACGTAAACCTGTTGATTATATGTGCAGTGATATAGACAGTCATATAAAAGATATCAGGACACAATGTGATTATATTATGGATGGGGACGAGGAGGATGTTAAATATTATTCAAAATCAATCAAATCAGACGTAGATTCTTATTTCGAGGATATACGGTCAAAGGTCGAGAATCTCCGTGATTGGGGAGAGCAGTGGAAAGCATTGGCTAAAGACTTGTTTAATGAGTTGCTGGAAATAGATAGCGATAATACTATAGACAGCTATCTGTCTTATAAGGCATTGGATAAGATTAAGGAACATTTAAAATAAAACTATAAACATGAATAAAAGAAAAACCAAAAAAAGACTCCATTTAAATAATAAAGAATTTCAAATCTTATTTCGTTCAGGCAAGAAATACTTTAGATATGCGATAAATAATCTATGTCTTGCTTTTGGATGTTCTTCATTAGAATATTGGATATACTTCTTTGAAGGTAAAAGAGTTGATGGGAGTATATATTATAAAAGCATTTCACGACTAGTTCTTAGATAATGATAAATTAACAAAATAAATAGACATGAGCAAATTACTATTTTTTGATTTAGAGACAACCGGGGTTAAGTTCTGGAGAAACGGGATACACCAAATAGGAGGGATCGTGGATATCGACGGGCAGGAGACTGAGAGGTTCGACATCCGCCTAGCCCCGAACCCTGCCGCCACGATAGAGCAAGAGGCGCTGGATGTGGCTGGTGTTACCTTGGAGCAAGTGCAGTCGTATCAGCCTATGGAAGAAGGGTACAGGCAGTTAGTTGGTATATTATCCAAATACGTGAATAAGTTCGATAAGAGGGATAAAATGTATTTGGTGGGGTATAACAACGCCGGATTCGACAACAACTTCCTACGGGCTTTATTTACCCAATGTGGGGATAAGTATTTCGGATCATGGTTCTATCCTAACTGTATGGATGTATATGTTATGGTGACACCGTTCCTGATGGGTGTAAGAAACGATATGGAGAACTTTAAGTTGATGACCGTAGCCAGAACTATGGGTATTGAGATCGACGAGAATAAGCTTCATGACGCTACTTACGATATTGAGCTGACTAGGGATATTTTCTATCGTATAATCGGTAAAATGGATGTTAAGTTATGAGAAGTATCTTAGAGGCGATGCATGATTATCCGGATGAGGCTCTTGGGCTATTTTTCTTTTTGATAGTGGTCTTCTGGTTATTGTCAGGTATATTCGAGAAAAAAGATGAATGATAAACTCGATAAGATACTGGATCTCCTAAGATCTCAAAATGAAATGATCAAGGATATTCACGACTATGTGAAAGAAGTTACCAGCGAGAAGTATATAGGAGAATCTAGAATGACAAGCTTCTCTATTAACTTGGCCGCTGATATACTTACCGAGGCTATCAGTCCTAAGATAAAGGAGATGATGGTGGATCTATTGAAAAAACAAGGATGGAAAACTGAGTGAAATATGGGGACTTGTGAGAGAAAAGTAAATCAATTAAAGGATTTGATGAGAAGGAAATACAAATCAGCTTACAATAAATCCAAGGAAATGGACATAGATATAAGCTCAATGACATATCTTCCATGCCCAGACGCATTTAACGTCATAAATATTGAAAAAATGCATGTTATTCTTGATCGGGTCAATAAGATCATAGATGAGAATAAGGATAAGCTCAAGAACCCAACTTGCGCCACTTGTGTACATCTACATGATCGGGAATGGGCGAAAAGATACGGGAAAGTATGCTGCTCCATTTGGCAAGTGTGCGACCATTATATAAACCCTAACAGGAAATATGATAGGGAGCAAAAGACTTATACGAGACGCCCAAGCAATAAGGCTTGTCCTAATTATGAATATGGTGATGATAATTTTGAAAACAGAAAAAGATGCTTAAAGAAAAAGAATACCCGATAAACAGCTATGGCCCAGTACGCACCAACAAAGACCGGACGTGCGTCTGCTGTGGCGATACGGTTCCCGCTGGTAGCAGCAGGATGATGCCGAGGAACGCCAAGTCCAGTTATTGTCTATGCATATCTTGCTTCAAAAAATGGAAATCTGTTGGTGGAGATCTTAAACTGATGGACAATCTCAGCAATGTGAAGAAAGAGCATATCATATATATGTCTAAGATCATGAAAGGTAATTGTGACATTGTTAAAGGTCATAAGCTTTATATAGCCCTAAAGAAGGCGATAAACGAGAAGAAGGTAGCCGTTATCAGATTCGATACCGACCAACCGATATGTATATCGACAAGAATCATGAATCCTTCATTCGGGGTGATCATGGATGAGTACGGCAAGGATATATTCCAAGGTAACCTTAAGCTAATTAATGTCCCTAAAGGTGTCAAGGATCTAATAGTTAACTATATAGAAAAATATCGTAAATTATGAACTTCAAGACATTTGTATTCATGATCCTTACATTCAGGAGAGTAGATCCTATACCTAAGAACATAGGTCTTATGTTGAGTATAACATTCTGGATATCTATAGTATGGATAATATCCAACTTTGCTATATTGATAATGAGATTAATAAAATAGACAAGATGAAACAAGGAGACGTGATATACAAGAACGGCATGGAGCTGCTTGTAGTATTAAGCTACGACCATGGGGAGCCATGTAGGGGATGCTTCTTCTACAAGGACAAGAAGTGTGGATCAGAAAGACTAATAAAATGTTGGAATTGTAACAAGGAGTATATATTCACGGTTATACGGGAAAATGATACGACTGAGCTAGACAAAATGACCAAAAGGCATAAAGAAGCATACGAAAAGATGCTCAATATAACCAAAAGGATTGAGAGAGAATGTCAAAAATATGTTATCTGGGATACTGTGCATGTGATGTTGAAAGATGATGGAGAGTTTATTATAAAAGCCTTATCCAAGGATAAGGCCGTGCTTTTAAATGATTTCATTATATATGTCAACAATAATGGGAGTATAGACGAAGAGGACTATGATCTATTATTAACTAAATAATTGATAGCACAAATGGACAAAATAGAGAATCTAGCAAACAAGTATGTTGAAAGGCATATAAGAGATAGACATCTAAGCGATGATACGATAAAAGAAATAAAAATAGCTTATATTGCGGCTATAAAAGATTTTATAGCTATTGTCGATAAATCTACATCAATGAATGAAGATGATATAATATACGTCGTTAACAACATATCATCAATATTATATGAACCTATAGAAATCTCTAATACCGATAAAAAAATATTGGAGATAGGGATAGCGCTAGGCCTAAAGAGCGCCATATCATGTATATTTGGTTCATTATTAAAAGATGACTGCAATATAAAAGATGAGATAATTGATATATCTAAACATATAAAAGAAAAATTAATATCAGATAATCATGGATAATAAACAACTTTATAAAATAACGTTGACAAGGGAACAACTGATGCTGATATCCCGGTGCGTGGAAGACATAAGCAGATACGCAGCCGGAGACATGGGTCTTCAGCATACCACGGAAACTTTGATAGATGATATGGACAGGACGGAGTCGCTGGGGATAAGAAGCTTTATAGCAAACAACTCGATGGCTATAAGAAGAAGGCTGTTCCCGGATCTCGAAGACTATGAACATATAGGGTATGATGGAGGTAGTAAAGATATGATCAATAGAAAGAGACTTATCGGAAACACCTACCAGATATATAGATCAATACTGCATCAATTGGCTATTGACGAGAACTGGAATAACGTGTATAGCGACATGACGTTACCTTCAGGCGATATGGGGATGATTAAGGTGGAGAGGGTTGACGATGATAAGGATAACGACATTTAACGATACTAAAATATGAGCTTATTTGTATGCGCTAAATGCGGTTGCGTTGATAATACCGCTACGTCTAGTTATTGGATGTTGACAAACGAGTATATGGTGGATAAATTCGACTATGCCAAGGGACTACAGCCGTACAAGGGCATGGGGCTGTGCAGCGAATGCGGGAGGCTGGCTACCAGCCCAGACGGACGTGATGTCGTGGTGCCCGGTAAATGGCACGGGAAGTTCCCGAAGAAGAAAGCTACTGAAGAGGAATTAAAACGTGTAGGATATAAAAATCTGATAAGATGAATAAGATAAATAAGGTAAGAAAAGGAGAAGTTAGAATATACAAAGGAATGACATACGTGGCTGTCCCGGAGATAAAAGAAGATCATTGTACAGGATGCTGTTTTTATAACGAGGGAAGCTGTTTAATACGTGACCCGGATCATGTCGATTTTCCTGATTGCCATGATAGCGGTATGATCTGGATGCAAAAAGAAATTAATATAAGCGATATCAAAGAAAAGGCTATCAAATTAGCCATAGATGCCATGAAGCCCATACCGATATGCTCATCACCATGCTACAGTATAAGTGATAACAGATCGCCGGAGGAAAAGCATGAGGAGGAGATGAGGTTTTGTAAGGATCTTAACGACCTTAGATGTGAGATGCTTATTGATATGGCTAAGAAAATAGAAGAGTATTTATTATAAGATATATAATATGAAGAAAATAATAGGAATAGATTTCGATGGGACATGCGTGACAGACTTATACCCTTATGTAGGAGACAATATCGGAGCCGCTAGCGTATTGAGGGAATTGGGCGATAAGAATCTTCTGATATTGTATACGGTAAGAGATGGTAAATATCTACAGGATGCCGTAGACTGGTTTAGATATAATCATATCAATCTGTATTCGGTGAACTACAATCCTGAGCCAGTATCATCATCACCAAAATTGTATTGTGATTATTATATAGATGACAGGAATATCGGCACTCCGCTCACGGATAAAGGATATGTTGATTGGAATAAGATGTTGGTGTTATTAAAACAAAAGAACTTATTATGAAGATAATAAAAATGAATATCAAAAGATATAAGGAGATTATAAGAAAAAAGGATATACTAACACGAGCCTTATCAGAGGCTCGTAAATTAAACAAATCAATAATATGGGAGTAAAATATTTTACTGACGCAGGGATCGAATGTACCCCGGAAGAATGTAAGCTGATTGAATCATTAAATAGATTAGCGAAGAAATGGGAGAAGGACGGCAAACGTCTTTGGTTGTATTCCGCTAGTGGGGTTCTTACCGTCATGATGCATGGTGATAGGGAAGACAATCCTATACCTGAGATGCTTCCTAACGCAGGTACAAATCCAGATAATATTATAACTACAATCTCAGGAATAGGTAATGATGGAGGAGATTGGTAAACAAATTATAATTTATGAAAATAGGAGAACAGACAATAATATTTTTAGCCGTGAACAAGAATGGTGATGAGATTATTCTTGACAACACCCCCGCTCGACAAGGGGAGATATGGACGGATGAGAGATCGACGCATGACGAAGAGTATTTTTCCATCGAGGATCATAATTCGGCGATCGTACTCCCAAAAGGTACTATCCGTAGATTAACAGGTAGGGACTTGAAGTGGGAGGACGATCCTATATCTCTTAAATCTAAATCCGTCATCGATAAATTTCCTCATGCGGACATTGAATTTTATAAACAGAAGATAATAAACTTCGTAGAATGGATATAATGCCTCATTGTCTAAAACCTTAGTTTTATTAACTTTTAAAAATTACAAACATGAAAAAAGAAGAAAAGAAATTTGTAACAGAGTATCAAATCAATGGCAAAAAGTATGCCGGTGAAATATGGGCAACCTCATGGGAAGAAGCTGAATGTTTTATAAAACAAAGAGCTTCTACCGAAAAGGCTGTTGGGTTTATTCCTAAAGATTAATCATCTATACCACATCCAAAAAAACAGATATTATGGCTACTAAAAAACAGATATTAGAATCAGATGAATTACTTCAACAAAAAAGAAGAGCTTATTATCTTTCAGATGAAGGATTCGAGGAATATAAAAAGTTCTTGTCAGATCCCGATCAAAAGAAATTCTGTTTCAAGGGATATTATTATGTAGAGGTGAAGGAGCAGGATGATAAAGAGCTATCAGGATTAATGGGACGAGTAGTATACGAATAAGGTAAGGTAATGTATAAGGGCTGATAACAAAAGAAGGATAGGATGATAATCGCCTATCCTTCTCTTACTTTAATCAAATATCTTGCCGCCAAAAGAGATAAAAGACTCTCTTGATTTAGGTATATTCCTGATATTATATAACGTTTTCTCAAATCCCTTCCTAGTCATATAAACCGTATTCCTGATCCCGGTATCCGTATTGTATCTGTAATGTGCGTAACCCTTCTTCATAACATTCTCTGTTAATATCCATTCTCTTTTATTCTTGTAAAAGAAACCTTGCTCTTGTAAAAACTCTCTTAACGATCTTTCCGCTATATCACATCCATGAGACTCAAGTTCTCTCCTAACATCACGAATCAACATATCATCACCTTTGTCATTGGCCATAATAGCTGTTTCAGCAAATCCTACTTTGGGAGCTTGTTCTTTGATAATATTGTCGGATATTCTCTTAGCCTCCTCTGCCGCTTTCTTAGCTTCAGCTAACGCCTGCTTTTCTTTCTCGGATACCAACAACGCCTCTAATGCTTCTATGTAATTATGTGGAAGATTCTTTTTTATGGATGCCTCCATTTCGTTAAAAGCATTCATGTACTCCAATTTAAATTTTATAGCTTTGCTACCAGTAAACCCCATGACAAGTATAGTAAATCCATCCCTATTCATTACATATCTTTTGGATTTTCTAAATCCACCATTAGGTTGAGGTATGTCATCATAGCATAAACAAAACATTTTATGTAAATCCATTTTTGGATTACATTCAGTATCAATAACATAACTCTTTTCTAACAAATCATCTATAGATCTTATAACTTTGCTATGATCCTTCTCAAATTTAACAGCTACTCTCAAGCTGTCTGTCAACACATCATTAGATTCATTAATAAAAACAAGATTATCCATAATATAAAAAAATAGGCTCAAAAGGAAATGTCGGATCTCACCTCGACAAATCCTAATGAGCCAAAAATATCTTACACATTGAATGACCTTGAAGTGAGATCCCGTCATTCATTGTTTCATGATGCGAATATAACCATAATATTTATGCTACAAACCGAAATAACAATAATTTATATTTATTTTGTATAATTTAATTTTGGCTATTTGAAGAATCCTAATAAATGCTTACATTTGCATTCATGAATAGAATATTTATTCCCATCCGTCCGAGATGGATAGATAGGAATACAAAAATAGCCAATCAAATTGTCTTAAACAATTGACTGGCTATTTTTTTGTCATACTATATCAGCTATCTTCCTCTATCAAAATACCAATTAGCGTCCTCCCCGGACTCATCCTTATTCCTACCACCTAGGAAGAATCCCATCGTCATGCCGTTGGTCATCAGCCAGTAGTCGGATGTCTGTTTAATATCCCTAGCCGTCTTGATATTATACCATTGCTTACCAAACGAGAACTTCATGAGCTGCCTCCATAGCTTGCTCTCGCCCTTATATACGCCGGTCTGGACGGTAGCGAACGGATCCCAGTTTCGAGGATCGGTGAGGTCGCCTAACTTCCGGGCGGTGACCAACGGATCCTGTAGCATGTCTATGGCGTTAAGCTCCATGAACGGGGATGTCTGGGAAGCGATCTCATTGATCGTCCTGAACCCTATATAGGTAATGAACTGCCCGAACCAGCTATCCTCGTTATCCTCCCTGTATCCCATCAAAGCCCGTCCTATGGCCATCATCGTGGCGAATACCGCCATATTGATAATCGATCTCTTGATATTGATCTGCTCGTAGGGGGTAAGCTTATCATACTCTTCCTTAAGCACGTCATATGCCTCCCCCATCCTGCCCTCGGACATCGAGCCATAGACATTACCGGCCAGTCTCCATAACGTTCTCATATATCCTTCCTCGAACTGGTTGGTCTGGAAATTGAAACCGGCTTTCTTATACGCCCGCTGTACGGCCAATATAAACCATCCACGATGAGGCAGCACCATGTTAAGGATAGCGTTCCGGCTAGCCCCCACCCGGTTCTGCTCGTTCAAGGCGCCGTCGCAGATCTGCACCATGCTCCTGACCCTGCTGGACAAGGTAGGTATGTATCTGTCTATAATATCCTTGTTAGCCTCGTTCTTAGCCACGATCTTTCCATCCTTGACATCTACCATGTTCCACATAGAATAATCCCTTAAACGCTCCCAATCACGTTTAGCCTCGTTGGCGGACATATTTCTGTCTTTCATCATCATCTCCTTGAAATTGGAGTATGACCAGAACTGACCCTCGTATAGGCGGGTATCATCCATGACCGAGATAATGACCTGCGGATCCAACGGGGAGTTAAGAACCTCCATCATCTTAAACGGCAGGTCCCGGAATAAGGTTCTCCAGATCTTGTTATACGCCGCCGATCGTACACGGTTGCGGACATTGAATACGCCTAGAGCCTCTCCAACGACATATAATTTGTTGGTACGGTTTATATCCCCGATCTCCGACACGTACGTACTTAATTGCTTCTGAGCTTCCCCATAGGCGTATTTCATGGAGTCCTTGCTTATATACTGCCCTACCATACCTTCCAAAAGGAAGTTGGCCTGCCCTGTAAGGGCGCCGGTAGCCGCTACGAACGGGGAGAAGCCTAAGTTGGATTTGGATACGAATTTGGTAAACATAAGAGCCAGCTTATTAAGATCAACCTTATAATTGCCTATATTCCATTCTGCCCGCTTATTGTTTATCCTGACGTCATAGATACTGGCGTTAACCCAATCTTGGAACATCCTATAGGCATGCGTCGCCTCTGGGTTCTTACCGCCGTCGTATTGCGTCTCCAGCATCATGTTCCTGTATCCCATGACATCATCCAAGGCCGCCCTCTTATACTTGTAAGCGGTAGCCTGTAAGGATAACATGGAATAGGAGTAGGCGAAGTCATGGGACACGTCGTTGGCGTTCTCCAACTTACTGAGATAGTATTTAGGGATCATCCTATACCGATTATCGTTCTCATCAAGACCTCCAAGGTCTTGCCCTTGACCGTGTATAGGGTCATCCACCCTCTCGCCAACAATATCACGTACGGCATTGCCGATAGCCGCCTTCGGGTCAACCCCGGCCTGCACCATCCTCTCCACGCCGCCCTTGGATATTTGTGGTATCTGGTAGATATTCCTGAACCGCTCATCATAGTCCTCCATAGCCTTACGGCTTATGTTAAGCAATTCCTTCCTCATCTCCCACTTATCCTTATTGATCGTAGCTTCCTCCCCCTCGTTGGTAATGCCGTATTTCTTGAAGAAAGCCTCGTTCTTGTACTTATCGAACCTAGGCGTATGATACCCATAACCCAGATCGGGATTATAATTAGGATTACGGAAAGAACTCTCGGCGTCAGCCTCATCAAGCCACTGGTTATTGATCGTCAGATCGATCATATTAATATCAAACCCGAAACGGGATACGCTCTCTTCCTTAGATATACCATTTTCTATGGCATCAAAGAACTCGGATACCTTATACGTACCGTTATTTATCTTCCTAACGAAATCAGAATATCCCTTGGGAGAGTATTTCCTCATATAAGGATACAACCGGGTTCTGGCGTACTCGACAAGGATCTCATCAGTCTTACCCATCGCTATGTCGTTAGCTAGCTTATTATTGAAGTCAGGACCGTATTTCCTTCTCAAAAACGATACCTCCACGGTTGTCCATGACGGGTTCTTCCGGGATAGCTTGAAGGCCATCCGCTCCACTTGGCTGCGGGAGCGGGCAGACATATGTTCCTTGGCGAATTTAATCTCATCCATACCCTTGTCGTATGCCATGGCATCCCTTAAAGCGTTATGGTAAGAATCCGTGACTCCACTCTCCACCGTATCAGGCATATCCATCTCAATAGCCTCAGCGGAAGCGGCGGCGTTAATAACGCTCTTAGCCTCAGCCAGACGATCATATAACTCGTTTATCTTCCTTAATGAGGCGGATCCACGTAACCTATCGAAATCATATTCCCCGTATCTCGTGCTATCCCGGTACTGGATAAGCAAAGGCCTTAGCTGGTCATTGATCTCGTTTATTGTCGCCATCGCCTCCTCTACCTTCTCTATCCTTGATGATGATACAGATTGCTCCGTGATCTTATCAACCAGATTCTCGTAATAATCACCCTCCTCGGATCCCCACATATCCTTAGAGAAACCAAGATGACCGCCAGCTAGCAGGAACTCAAACGCAGCCTTGCCTCCCTCGGACCGCTCTATCCCACGAAGTATCTCCTTGAACTCAGCGGAAGCCTTACGACCCTCGTTGGTATTCCCGAACTCCTCGGCCCACGCCTCGTCCCATGCCTTGATCTCCTCGGACATCATCAGAGCCTCGGATCCCTCTTCCTTTGGTGTCCCATCAGAGTACCACTCGCTCTTGGCTATAGCCCTGTCACGTAAAATATCCAGATAAGATCTCCAAGCTATAGGATCGGATTGAAACGCCTTCCAATCGACCTTCCCGTTCCTCACGAACTTATCCATAGCCACATACCGGCTCCTGCGGATACGGGTCATGAAATCGGACGTGGCTTGCGATACCCTACGACCCAGTCTTTCCTCGACCTTCTTATTGACTTTCTCGATCTTATCGTAATAAGCCTGCACCATAGGTTTCTCCCGGTTCTCATCCAACCACTTATTTATCGTATCCAGATACCGTTGCTGATCCTCGAACGTCATGTCCGAGATATCGAAATTCTGGATGGTAGGCTTGAATATATGATATACCTCCTTAGTGATAGGCTTATCCCCGTCATATCCTACTATGTCGTCACGGGTCTTCACCTTAAGGCCTCTATCGGATAGAAGAAGATCGATAAGCTGTTTCTCGGTCTTACCCGTAACATTCTTAAGATCATATATATCGATAATAGCCTTAGCCTGCTCGGTCCTGTATAGTAAATCGTATTTGGCGAAATCACGGGACGAGTCAAGGTAATCCGAGTTCTTCCCATTTATCTTCTGTATAAGATCCTCATTATCCTTTATCCCCCATCCACGCTCTTTCATCATCCTAGTCATCTTATTGATATTGGATATACCCTCGGTATGGGCTTCATTATGGGCCTTGGCTAGACGTTGGCCTAACATACCTAAAATAGCGTTACCACTATGCTCCAGAGTACCAAAGAACCGGGACATGACATTGATATCCTTATGGATGTTATTTATCAACTTCTTTATCCCATTCCAATATCTTTCCGGGATATTAAACATCCTGAGCTGTCCATCCAGCCAGTCCTCATTACGATCACTTCGAAGAGCATTTATATCAGACATGGATGTCTCAGCCATACGTAATATATCATCCATATCCTCTACCATACCAACCTTATTGCTGCCATAATAATCAGCCGCCTGATTATTGACGAATCCACGAAGGTTCCTGATCAGAGGAACTATCTCCCCATATACGTTATCGATAACCTGTATCGTCTCATAATCCAATCCTTTTCCGCTCTTACGTAGGCTACTGGCGACAGTGACCAAATACTCCACCTCAGCCTTGGCGGTCGCTATGACGCTCTTGGTGGATAATAGGTTGTTATTCTTATTTAGCTCACCCCCGACTTGTCTTACCTTCTCGCCTATATCACGAAGAAGGGAGATGCTCTCACCGATCCTCTGGCTCTGGCTTGACCTCATCCTCTGCAATCTGGTATATAGTCTTTCCAATGACCTACCGTTCTTGATCAGCTTATTAGCCACATCAACATCCGATAATGAGTACATGAGATGGTCGCTATCCTTTAACAGAAGCACGTCAAATGCGCTTGGGTCATCAGCTAACGCCGACTCCTTTATCCTATCAAGAACCTTATTCAAGTCTGATCTTTGAGTAGAGAAGAAATTCCGTATAGCCCGGATTATCCTGCCAAACAAGGAGAGCTGGGCGTCCTCGGACGAGGCCAGATCCTCCACCGCCTGTTCCATGCCCGGTACGAACCGCTGGGCCAACGTCTTACCTAGGATCTCCCGCTTCACCATCCGATCCAGTTCCTCCCCTTGGTATTCCTTCCCATACACCTCATAGTAACGACCGGCGAATTGATTCCATAATGGCGTGCCGACAACAGAGTCCAGAACCTCGTCAATCTCCTGTTGGTTACGGTAAGTATCGATCAAGAAGTGAGCCACCTCCTCATTAAGATCCTCTACCGTAGCTCCCTCAGCCAGGGCAATAACCCCATTAGCCATATCGGATAAGGCCCTAGCCGAAGGCTCGACACCATTACGCATCTTATACTTATCCATATATTCGGACATACCCATCACACGGATACCTAACGTGGATAAGATGTTGGTGATATCAGTCCTGTTCTGAAGATCCTCCGCCTTCTCATTCTCGATAACCCCACGGACATTACTTCCGTACAAGGCGTTATCCTCCATCATCAACGACAAGGCTAGCTCCATGAACCCATCATACTTATTATTAAGCTCCTCAAACTTACCTTGCCTTAACATGCCCTTTATCTCCGATCTGCTTACCGTAACCTTCTCCCCTGATGTCGTGATAAGATCAAGATCGTTATTTACCTCCGTATCAAAACCGATGGAGCCTAATACGTTCATCTCAGAAGACATACTACCAAACCTGTTCCTTAGTCTAGACAAGGCGTCCATAGCGTTATAGATCTTAAGACCATCAGAGTTGCCGGCTCCGGTAAGATAATACCTATCCCCTAACCTTATACGCTCCCCGCTCAACAGACCTTTCTTGATAAGGTAATTGACAAACCCTCCACGAGTGCTTATATTAGAGCCTGAGCTGATACCAAGGACCGGGATGAACGAATCACTGTTGTTAAGGGTTATGGAGGACGAGCCAAAGGAGATGTCAGCCGTACCGGACGGGACGTCGCTCTCCTCGACACTGCCGGCCAAGAACCCGGCCTCGATCCGCCCGCCGGACGAGCCTTTTATGGCGTTGGCGTAAGAGTCGTATATCTTGCCGTCATCCGATTTAAAGAACAGGCGAGGCTCACCGGAATCATACACCAATCTTGAAGATGGGGGCGTATAATCTTCAATATCATTTAACGGCAAGACATTACCAGAAAATATGATCTCCCCATCTATATTTCCGCCCTTCACCCTGATATTAGGTCGTTGCCCGGTAAAAGCGCTTTCCACGGCCTTCCATAACATACGGGCTGTCTCCTTAATATCTATATTCTCCCTGATAGCCCTTATATCATCCCATGACGCCTCTTTCAGTATCGTATCGCCAATATTATCCTCGTTTATGGAATCCAGATCCACCTCCTGTACCGTGGATGTATCTACCACAGCCATATCATTGACATCACCTACCTCTCCGGAGGTAAGATAAGCCACGACACTGTCGCTATTCCCAAGGTTTCTGGCCAACGCTGGGGCATCCATGTCGCTTATGGCGGACAGGACCTTGGCTGACATAAGTTGCCCCCACTCGCTGGCGCTAAGTCTGGCGCTTATGGATCTGGCAGCCTCCTTATTTCTTGGCACGGATCTCGTCCAGTCTCCGAACTTAGACCTGAACTTATCGTTATAAATAGTCATATAAGCCTCAGCGGCCTTATTAAGGTCACTTACGGCGGCTATACCCGCTATCTTATCGAACAAGGTGGATACCTCGCCGGAAGGGGTCAAGACACGGGTTATCTTACCTTCCTTATTCCTTTTAATTACGCAACTCGACATAACTTCATGTTTTTGACAAAGATAAACAAAAAGCCCCCACAAATAAGCGGAGGCTGATATTCTTGTGTTCCTTATATAATTTATGGCTTAATCCGTATTCTTACTATTGATGAACTCGCTAACACAATCACCAGCGAAGCCGGCTATATACGCCGCATGTTCATCCTCCCCGACCTTAAATCCAAGCGACATATTACAGAACTGACACACGCTCATGGCTATATGGAACGACTCATGACATATATTTCTCATCATTATATCATCGTCGCTTGAAAAATTCCAAAGTATGGCGAATTTACCATCATCGTCCCTATCCCTTACCAGATTCACGAAAGACGCTTCCTTATCCATATCATCCTTATCACCCCATTCTCCCTTATGATCCGGCTCCATGTTCTCGAAACGGTTACATAACGTCTCGTAATCCAATCCTACCGTGATAATCAACTTCAACGGATATACCACGAAATCAAATTCCTGCTCTCTCATAATTTTTTTAATTTTTCTATAACCTCAAAACACATCTTGCACTCAATCCTACGATACAACTGCCTTACGCCATCTATCGTAGTCCAATAACGACCACCCTCACGGTGCAGGAACTCACTCATTACCTTAGTGTCAGCCACATCATGTAGGTCATATGAGTCTAAACATAACTTACATATATCGTCAAGATCAAAATAAGTAACCTTATTATACGATATACAACTGATTTGTCTCCCATCAGGAACCTGAACATCGAAAACATTTATCTTCTCCATATTAAAAAACAGAGGGATGCCGATCCCATCACAGACCGGTATCCCTTATAATAAATTAGCGACGAAAAGCATGGTGATGGACATGCGCCACAAATGTAATTACAAAATTCGTAAAAACAAAATATCAAGGACAATCACCTATGCATTCGCACGGAGCATCGCTTTTCAAAACCCCATACACCCGATTGTCGCTAGTCAGCCATCGTTTGCCGTCACTCGTAATATAAGCCTGCCGGCATCCCTCCTGATTCACCGTGAGCGTCTTCTTAATACCTTTTGGAGTTGTTATCTCCAGCTCAAGAGTCCGATCAAGACCGTTGTTCATCACCGAGCCAAAGGAAACGGGGGCGCTACCGGTCCCGGACCCCGGGCTGACGGTCAGAGGCTGGTCCGTTACCTCGCCTACCCCGTCCTTCCAATTAATATTCAAATCATTAGCCATAGTTGTATTATTTTTGTTCTATTGCAAAGATAGCAAAACAAATAAACCCCAACCGGCTTTAGTCGATCGGGGTCTGAGTAAGCGAAAAGAAACTGATTATCGTCCCATCATTCTCAATACGGTTCTAGCCGCAGCTTGCGCCCATGTCCAGCTGTCATTAGATGTTACGTTAACCGTCTGTTGAGTACCATTTACATCCAAGTTAATAGTCTCCTTGTCAAGCTCGATAGTAGAGTCTCCAGCAGCTTGCGTTACCGTCACGTTGGCTGTCTGGCCACCAGCGGCGGTTACTTTCAATGTAGCTGTCAGTTCCTCGATCGTGACGTTGGCCGGTACGTCCGAGATCGTGATGCTCCAAACGAACTCGCCATCGGCTCCGGGATCGTCGGCGATAACCGCTCCGTTAGCCGTAGTCTTTCCAGCCGCTGTGTAGTTAGTCGGGAGCTGTAACGTAAGCCCGTTATCCTCAGCCGGCGTGACCGCGAACGTAAGCTTAGTACTGTTAGACTTACCGGTGATGGTAACATTACCGCCTGTCTTTTGTACGGAAGCGTTAGGGCTGTCTAATCTTACCACCTCAGCAGCCGCTGCCTGATTAACTACCAACGCCTTCTTAGCCCCGCCGTTCGTGGTGACCGTAAGGTTGATAGTGCGTTGAAGACGACCGGTGTGTTTCTCACCGGAGAAATTAACCGCCTGATCTCCTGATCCTGATACCGGGTCGACGGTTACGAAACCGAATTTTTGTGATGCCATACTTAAATATATTTACAAATGTCATTTTATTATGCCAAAAATAACTTGTATCATATCACAAGCCAAATATAGGGGGGGGGTAGATACGACTAGCCCTGTACAACCTCAACATACAACCCTACTAAGTCCTTTAGATTATGACTAAGAGGAGTTCCGCTATCCCTAGTGCACTTATATACATCAGCGTTCTGGATGTAATATTTATCCTTGAATATCTCCATTGGAGGGAAATACGGGATAGGATCCCCTATGGTCCCGGCATGCTCCTTATCAATGACCTTGTATAAGGAAGCCGTATTTAGTCCGGGTTCCCATTCCGCTGACAACGTATGTGACTGGATAACCTCATAAAGGATATCCGTATCGTCCTTAACCACCCTGAGGCAGAATCCGGCATCCACCGACAGCCCGAACTCCGCCCCTTCTTGTCCCCATATAGGGAATAGGACCTTAACATCCAATTTCTCGTTAGGGGATAAAGATATAGCCTTGTTATTAACCACCATTCTGGAGAATCTGACAGCCACTTCCTGAGGATCGGAGGCATCTTTCTCCTTTGCCTGTTGCCGGACATAAGTCATGGTGATATTTACCTTATCTGGATAGCCGGACTGAGCGTCAATAGCCCTCACCTGCTCTACGGTAGTGGCTAAGCTTACTTCCCTCTGTTTGGCTCCTAACGCCGACATCAGATCATTATCATACTTATCCATCATCCCGATCAAGATCTTGCCTTCCGTCATATCGAACTCCAGACCTATGATCGTTATCTTACCAACTATAGTCCCATCAGCCAAAGCGTTACGCCTATCATATTCAGGGATATAGATATTTTGATCATCCAAGAAAAACTCATGAAGATTATTATTCTCATAAGTCCTGATCTCCTCATACTTAGCCGATTTCTCCTCATTAAGAAGCCTTGAGTCATCCAATTTAGCCTCGATAATCTCCTTAACCGTAGCTTTAGGATTAGCCTCCTTGAACACCAATTGCTCCTCCCCAAGCTCTATCCATGGGGCGGGATTCCCGTTAATGTAATCATCATAACTATAGCCCTTGGCGTAATTATCATCAAGCGGATCGTCCTGAACTAATTGATTGGGATATATTTCCCTGTTTATATATACGTAGCTCATATCTTATATCATTAATCTTGTTCTTTAACGGCGATACTATACTTACCTGAAGCGTAACACCAGATATTTATCTCGAAAGGCTTGTTAGCCGTAGTGGTTATAGAAGTACCACTCATGCTTACATAATCCCCGGAGTTGGGTATAGCCTGCGTGAAGGCCGCCGACGGGACGCACCTGATCATCAGCTCCTCCCCTATCTGCATCCCTGACTGCACAGATAGGGTGGTAGCGGCTGATAACGTAGCCGTGATACTTCTCTTGCTAATAGGCAGGTGAGCTAATGTCGTGACCGTATTAACCCCTATAAGCCTGTTCACGGTCTTCTTATCGGCGGCCGCCATCAACCCGTTAGTGGACTCGTTGGCTACGGCATATGTCGTGTTAGGAGGGGTAGCCCATGTACCGTCTCCACGCATAAAATTAGAGGTGCTACCATTAAGCTGTCTCAACAAGCCGTTAGCTGTAGTAGAGGCCAATCCGTATGTGGTATTAGTAGGTACGACCCATGTCCCGTCACCACGAAGAAAGGACGTCTGCTTACCAGCGGCTGGGGCCGGTACCAATCCCGCAGCACCAGCCGCCGAGGCCGTAGCCGCCTTCATATTGGCGTAGGTAGTATTCGTATCCTTATAATATGGAATACCACCGACAATAGGACAAGCTGTATATCCAGAGGCGCTTGTCACGGTACTGCCGTTCTTGACCAACCCCGTGGACCCGTTAGCTCCTACAACACCATACGTTGTATTAGTATCCGTCCAAGGCACGTTGACATACATCTTACCACTACTATCCAACTCCACCGGATAATTCTTGCCATTCTCCGAATATCCGATCATCACCAATCCTAAGGTCGTGGTATTAGCCTTAGCGTATGTGGTATTTGTCGGAACCACCCATGTGCCATCACCACGCAAAAACGACGCTTGCTTGCCGGCAGCCGGAGCGGGTACCAATCCCGCCGATCCTGCGGCTGAGGACGTCGCTCCGCCCATGTTGCTATATGTGGTGTTAGGAGGCGTTTGCCATGTCCCGTCACCACGAAGATACTTGGCTTGCGCTCCGGCGGCAGGTGCGGGGACCAAGCCGGCCTTTCCCGCCGCTGAGGCAGAAGCGGCTCCCATATTGGTGTATGTCGTGTTGGTATCCGTCCACGGGACATTCACATACATCTTACCGTTTCCGTCAAGAACTACCGGGTAATTCTTCCCGTTAGCCGAATACCCGATCTTAACAAGACCCAATTTATCGCTTGTAGCTTGGGTATAAGTCGTGTTATTATCAGTCCAAGGGACATTCACGTACATCTTACCATTAGCCAAAAGCACAGCGTAGTTCTTTCCATTAGAAGCATAGCCGATCTTAACCAATCCTAAGGTGTCGGCCGTGGCTTCATTATACGTTGTGTTATTATCCGTCCACGGAACGTTAACGTAAGCGTTGCCGGACGAATCCAGTTGCACCTTATAGTTCTTCCCGGAAGTCGTATATCCTACCTTAATACCGCCAAGAACGGTAGCGGAGGACGTGGGAGGGGTGAAGGTACTTGGTTTGCCCGTAACCCCGGACCAAGGCACGGAGGAAGCCTGACTGGCCGTGTAAGGCTCATACCCATCCTCACTGTTCAATTTAGACTCGTCTTTTATCAGATACATCTTACCTGTAGACGTGACCTTTACCGTATCACCACTTTGAGCCGTAGCGGTGGTAAGGGCGAATCTAGCCGTATCGTCAGCCACCACGATCAATCTCTCCAAAGCCGCCTTAGGTAACCTATCTATGCTGATGGTTCCGGACGCGATCTTAGAGGCATCAAAATTAGCCAATGTCGTGGAGATAGTTACGTTGCTTCCGAAGTCCGATGAGACACTACCGGTAACAGCCCCGGACAGCGCTATGGTCCTAGCCGCCTGTAATTTCGTGGCGGTAGGGGCATTATCCGTCTTAAGAGCATATTTGGTAAGATCAATATCATTAGCCTTATCCAAAAGCTGCTCTATCTGCTCGCCATTGTATTTACCTTGAAAATCTGCCATATTACAATTATTTTTTTTCAAATATAGATATATGTATCAACCCAAAGAAATCGAAGGGGGGGGTAGATGCGGGCAGGTGTTAGAAGCTGCCGTCCCCATGCAGGAATCCGCTACGGAATATAATAGCCTTGTTTTTAAGTTTCTGGACAGACTCCCATTCCCATTCACCCTCACAAGGCTTAACGACATACTTATTCCCCCATGTCTTGAACTTCCTCTCTATAACAAACATCTCCGGGTCATTAAGGACATGGAAGATACTTCCGACAGGGAAATACTTATCAGTTCTCAATATAACTCGATGATGTCTCTCGTCATATTCAGGATCGCCTACGATACGTGCCTTATAAAACTGGAAATCATTTAACGTCTGATCCACGGGATCTATCCAATAATACCCCTTACCCATTGCAGTTTGTATTTAATTATCTATATTTGCGGTGTAGTAGTAACTCATAATGTTTTAAGTGATTTTCAACCAAAGGGGAAGGGTGTCCGTGAGGATGCCTTTTTTCATTCCCGCCCACCCTACCATGACAAAAAGATCTACCTCGAACAAATGTAATCATAATAAAGATACGGTCAAAAAGAAACCCTATCGGTATTCTATTGCCGACAGGGTTCTCCAACGTTGTATCAAACTAAATCATATCACTCCATTTGATTGTGTCACCGACGAAGCACCGCACCGCCAGATACCTTACGAACGCCGTCCCTTCCGGGGCGTCAGGGTCTTCCAGATAAGCCAAGACAGCCTTGACTATTTTCTGGTCGCAATCCAATACCTTAGGAAAGTAGTCGCTATAGAACATAGCGAACAGGTATTGGATATCTCCCCAAGTGGCGTTATCAGGTTTCTTGGCCCCGCATTTATCGAACATCTGCTTAGCGTCCTCCATCGTCCATCTTCTCTTGGACCCGTCGGCGTTAAGCATCTTGTCAGCGGCTTCCCTAGCCAGCTCCTTGGAAAAGTGATATCCATGGGTGTCTATATACCGCTTATAATCCGGGTCATCGGCGTCTGCTCCTCAGTAGTAACGACTCCTGCGTCCCCTGCGCATATACGGCTCGGTACCATCGAACTCGTCACGGATGCCACGCTCACCGAACCATCCCCTGCGATACATCTCGTCCTCACGTTCATGGAGTCTCTCGCGTTTCTCAAGCTCACGCTCGTCACGTTCCAGCTCCCTCTCACGTCTTTCAAGATCACGCTCACGGCGTTCTAGCTCATCCATCCTACCGTCATGCTCCTTGCCATAATGGTCATATATTCCACCACCATAACCCATGTAAGTCCCATCCGAACGTCTGCTACGTCCACGGCCGCCTCTACGATCGTAGATCTCATCATCGTAGTCCTCATCGTGGCCGCCGCCTAAATCTATAACTCTCATCTTAACCTAATTTTTTAATTAACAACTCTTTTAGCTCATCGAAAGAGGATCCCATCCTATCGACTTTCTCCTCAAGATTCTTGATCTTCCGGTCTTGATCCTTAGTCTGCTTAAAAGCCGGATTGATTTCCTCAAGGATCGAATCACAAGCCTCTAGCGTCCTCCTATGCTTATCGATACTATCGAGAATATCGGAGCTGGTTCTCTTAGCGGCGTTAAGCTGGTTCATGATCGGATCGACCGAGCAGGCCAAAGTTATGTTATTGGACATAGCGACATCCCTGCTCTCCGGTACGACATAGGTCATGGAAGACCCGTTTATCTCCACGGTAAGGTCTATCACCCTATCCTGTAGTTGCTGATATTGCCCCATCTGGCCCATCTGGGGTTGCTGGAACCTAGGCTCGGACACGTTAACCACATTCCCCATCCTGAACACCGGAACATCGGACGTATCCAGCGTATATACTTGAAATCCTTTCTTTAAGTCTCTAAACATATCTCGATTTTTAAGCGGGAGGGAATACCCTCCCATTAGACATCCAATCTAACCTATTCCTCATCAACAGTCGTCTCCGACGCCGAGGCGGAAGTTGTAGGCACACAGCAATCCATGAGCCTCAATACACCCCTTACCTTGTTGAAATAAACAAGGCGTTCGGTGTTGTTAACCATAGCCGCTCCGGTCACAGCCACGTTGATCGGATTCACCACAGCCACGCCGGTTACCGGGCAGCATGTGTCATCACCTACCGTGGATACGGTGCTGTTCGCTGGAATAGCTATCTGTACTGGCAATGTCTCGCCTGTTGTCGGAACCACCTGCCGGATTTTCAGCAGCAGAAGGCCCTCGCATGGCAAGGACAGCCATATCCTTGGGTTGATGCCGAAGATGGTGTTGGTAGTAGTCACTACCACGTTCTTCGTGACCAACTCATAAAGAGACCCTATTTTAGAAACACAAGCCATAATAGCCTCCTTCCTTTATAGAGTTAAATAGCGGCGTTTCCGTTGTTGCAGCATCCATTGTTGCACCCACATCCGTAATTACCTCCATAAAATGCTTGACCCCATCCATAAGTCTGGTAAGGAGAGCATGAAGGATAAGCCGGCACAGGGGTAGGTCTCAACTGGTTGATCAAATTCTGAGTCTGTTGCTGAGTCAACGCGGAGGCTTGATAAGCCGACCTTTCATCACGCAACTGATTGATCGTATTCTGCATCTCACGCATTTCCAATTGACAGAATTTATCATTAATCAAGGTTGTTTGAGCATCAATCTTAGCGCTCAAGATATTGAACCGACTCGTGGCTTGCTCACGATTGTTCGTCAATCCTTGATTAATAGTGTTTTGTAACGTGTTAGTCTGATTCAATGTCTCAAGACGATTCTCATAACCTTGATTGTTGATCATCTGCTGAGTCTGGCAAGTGCTTTGGTTGATCAAAGAACTCAAATTGCAGCAGCAAGAGCTAATTTGATTACCGATCTCACAACCTTGTTGCTGTACGGCGTTAATAACAGCCTGAGAGGTCATACCTACCTGACCAGCTACCTTATCGATAGCGCCTTGTACGTTACAGATAGCGCTTTGCAATTGAGTGGTAGTACAGTTCAAGGCGTTAGCGATCTGATCGATAGCGCTTCTATTACCTTGGATGGCCTGCATCAACAACTCACGACCATAGTCGTTATTCAATTGAGCGGGAAGACCATTAGCGCAACACTCATTACCATTGCCAAAACCATTGCCAAAGCCACGGCCGCCCCATAACCAGAACAGGACGATGATCCACAACCACCAACCGTTAGCCCCTCCGTACTGATCTTGGTTGTTACGACCATTCATCAGCGCTGCGACTAGATTCGGATCCATCTTATTTCCACCCAAAAGGCTGGTAAACATACCCGGAATCATAGATAATAAACCGTTAGTGGCGCTTCCACTACCGGAACCCATACCGTCTAACAAAACGATTTTGTCTCCACTTGTACCCATGTCTATTTATTTTTGAATTAATAATAACCCCACCTGATGGCGGGCGTTACAAAGTTCAAAAATTAATAATCCTAAGATCGTGATATATGTCATCATCAAGGCACGTCATGTCATGCAGTTGGTATTAATAAGAACCGATATGAAACAAAAAAAATATTAAATATACAAGAAAAAATAAAGTGAATATATACACAATTCCGCACTACTATGTTATACAGCATAAGTGAAATGGTATATAATTACTTTTTATATCATATCTTTGCATCAAAAGACAGTGGTATGTTAAAAGCTTATAGATATAGACTGAATCCGACATCCGAACAAATCTCGCTAATGGAGAAGACTTTCGGATCAACCCGATTTATCTATAACTGGGCTTTGCAGACGAAAATCGAAGCGTATCAAGATGATAAAAAATCGCTTACGGCTGTTGATCTATGTAAGAAATTGACTGGCCTAAAGAAACAAGAGGAATATTCTTGGCTCAACGAGGTATCTAACGAATGTCTACAGCAGTCAATAAGGAACTTAGATCAGGCTTTCACCAGATTTTTCAGAGAGAAAAAAGGCTTCCCGAAGTTCAAATCAAAGCGAAGATCAAGGAAATCGTTCAAGAATATCATGAATGTTCACGTTGATTTTGATAACAACAGGATTAAACTACCGAAATTAGGATGGGTAAAATTCTACTCTAACCAAGTGTTTAAGGGTAAGGTAGGGACTGTCACAGTATCAAAGTCACCTACAAATAAGTATTATGTCAGTATCCTTGTAAACAGCGGCCTTAAATTACCGGACAAGTCACCTATAAATCCGGATACCGCTGTAGGTATCGATGTCGGGATAAAGACATTCGCTACCTTATCGAACGGTTCGGTTTTCGAGAATCCGAAATATCTGGAAAGGTCTTCCGCACGGTTAAGATGCTTACAACGTAGATTAACTCGCAAGCAAAAAGGAAGCCAAAGAAGAGAAAAAGCTAGATTGGCTGTAGCGAAAGCATACGAGCACATATCGAATCAAAGACATAACTTCCTGCACCATGTGGTCAACAATATCCTAGGCAAGAACCAAACCGTGGTTATTGAGGATCTTAACGTGGATGGGATGATGAAGAATCATAAGCTAGCTAATAGTATAGCTTCATGCTCATGGAGCGAGTTCTTTAGAATATTAAGCTATAAGTCGGATTGGAAGGGCGTGAATTTGATTCGGATAGGTAGATTTGAACCTAGCTCCAAGATGTGCGAATGCGGATACATACATCGAGATCTTAAATTATCCGATCGTATCTGGACTTGCCCTTCTTGTGGTGCCGTAAATGATAGGGATCTTCTTGCCGCTAGGAATATAAAGAAATTTGGGTTAGAAAAACAAAATCTTCTAACCCAATAAAATACGTCACCGGTGGTGAACCGGGTAGGGGACGTGGAGTCGCTGGCAGTAGCCGGGGCCGTGAAGCGTCAAATTATACTGGTGTAAACTGGTATATAATCACCTTAACTACACGAAAAATCTCGCATCAACTTATTTGTATTAGCAGTGTATTCATTAATTATCTTACTGGATGAGGGATTATCCTCTATCCTTGACAGGCGGTTATCGTCACTCCTTACCGTAACGTCACCCATCCTTCGTACCATGTTTTCTTGATATGATGATGGATCGGAGTATATAAGATCATCAACGAACCTGTATATCGCACCATCAACCGTCTCACCTACCTTCTCATATAAGCCGGATTGGAATGACACGAAATCATCATACCTCCCACGAGCCAAGAACGAACCGTCCGGTCTCGCCTCGACACCGCCGTTGACCTCCCGGAGCAGGCCCGGATTCCTTTGGTACAGATACCTGTAAAACCCGACATCCATCATCCTATCCTGACCATCCAGATAGAAAAGGTTTCTCATGCTACTGTCACCGGACTCGATAGCCACGTCAAACAGAAGATCCCTTACCTGACCTTCCGGCAACGACATCTCCATGCTTTTTAACGTACCTCTGTCATGGTGGTTCAAAGATACATTATAAAATCCATTAAAATCAAGGAAACGTAAGACATTATTATATAAATCCGATTTTTTTAACCTTTCCTTGATCTGGATCTTCCTCAACGAGGTACAGGATTTGATAAAATCCCGATCCTTTCCCTGCCTAGCCTCGTATCTCCTGAACTCCCGATCAATATCGACATCATCCATCTTAGGGGTTACGGGATGCTGGTATATCAATCTGGTAAGGATCATGTTCTCAGTATTCGAGGATGAGATGTTGGACATAACCAGCTTTTTTATATTATCCTTGACCACGCCAATATCGGAACGGGAAGCCCCGGCGGGAATCACGCCAGCCGGCAAGTACGAGGGCCGCTCTATCCCGATATTGACCAACATCTCATAGGCCTGATCGGTGTCGGTTATCGGAGCCGTGTTATGGTACGTATTCCTACTAATATACAACATGCTCCTATCATACATATCGGAAGGGGATGTATTCCCGGACCTTACATACACCATCCTATCCCCAGTAGAATAAGTATCCTGAACCTCGTATATCGGATTCCCTTTTCCTGTTATCCTATCAAGATCGGAGATAAAGCTATCGTATACCGAATTGCCGGCCTGTATGGAAGACAACATGACGTCCAGCGACGCCATAAGATCACGGATATCCTCAGGTCTGGATATAACCATCTCATCGCTGATCGCCTCGCTTATATCCACGCCCATGTCGGCAAGATCCATGGCTATGTCATGCAGACGTCCGGCAACGTCCTTGATGTCCTTAAAATCATCCATATCGATTATCTCCCCAACCTTATCCCTTAGACCCTTCATATCCTTAGGCATACTGATATACGGTGTGGTACTATTGAAGTACGAGTCGGTAATCGTATTTCCGTCCTGACTCCGAACCTCCATACGGGTCATATTACGATACGTGTCATACATCCGATCTGCGTAATCCTGATCCTCCTGATACCGGAGTGCCAAGGAAGGGTATGGGATGGAGGCGAAAGCCTGATCGAACTCCCGGCGGTCGCTGATACCGCCTACCGCCCTCATGATCGTATCCCTTACCTCTATTGGATTCAAGCCCCTTCTCTTCCCTAACGAGTCATATGTATCCTCATATATCATATAATCATCACCAAGGCCTGACTCGGAGGACAGGAAATACATATCCTTCTCATTAAGATCCCCGTCAGACATAAAATCGACAATCCTCCTCATCATATCCCTTACCTGCTCATACGCCGATCTGTTGGTCATGATATTATCAATCTCATCGGCGTCATACATCCCGGACCTCTCAAGATTGTACCTATTGAGGAATATATCACCGCCGGAAAGGAAATTGGATACAATCATATCATTAAGATCATTGATATTATCGACTCCCAAGGAAGTAAGGGTGTTATTGATATCCTTAACCTCATCGGCCATGAAATTGCCAGCGAAATAGTTCTTCCGCTTGATAAAGGACATGACATCATCATACCTAGGTTCCCCATTGCTATCTAAGTCGTATTCCGATGGCATGGACATCCAATCGCCAAAGAAAGACACGAAGTCGGGGGAGTAGGCCGTACCCCAGACCGATAAGGCCTGCTTCTGGTCGCCCAGCACCTCCATCGCCCTTTGGTATAATCCGGATGGTTGGTTATTAGGGGCAAGGACATTATCTACCCTACCCTCCTTATTTTTTATAACATAACAAGATCTACCCATTACTAAATCGTTTTGACACAAAGATATAAAATCCCGCCTACTCTCACGAGCGGACGGGACACCAAAATAACAACATAATAACAAACCTTATGTTTCTCCGAAAAGTGCAAATCTTTTTGCCGATCCTCACGAACAGGCAAAAACTCAATCCTAAATTATAAAAAATGGAGTTTATCGTTTAGCGAAAATATCTTTATCTGATCTACTCAGAACCCTGCCTTTCAATTCCAAGAACCTAGGCATCCATTCTTTAGATATCTTAGACACGATCCACTGAAATCCCTTAGGAGTCACATAGACAGTATTAGTGCCATAGAACTCGTCATCATTACGATATCTATAACGAGCATAACCGCTGTCTATCATCCTTTGGGAAAGCAACCACCTCTTACCGGTCTTAGCGAAGAACTTCTTATCCTCAAGCAATATTCGAAGATTCTTCTCCGCTATATCATATCCATGAGCCTCTAGCTTTTCCCGAACCTCTCTGATTAACATATCTGTCTCTTGGGCTATTTCGGCTGTCTTAGCAAACTCAACCATAGGAGCCTGTTCTTTGATGATGTTATCAGATATCCTTTTAGCTTCTAATGCAAGCTTAGCTTCTTTTTCAGCCCTTTCTCTAGCTTCCACCTCATCAGCATACATCCGTAAAGCCTCCGAATAGCTAGATGGTATTTTATTTATCACTTTATGAAAAACATCCCTGTAAACATTAAATACAGATCTAACCTTTCTAGCTATAAAATACTCCATACAAGATATAGAAATCATATAAACATTTACAGGTCTTCCTACTGTCGTATTTTCGCCATTTGTGGCTAAAATCTCATAATCAATACCTTGCATAAACTGATCACTACTTACTAAAGCTCTAACAGCTTTCTCCTTAGCCGAATAAACCAATGGCCATACATCATCTAAATTAACAGGGAATTTATCACCAAGTTTACTTAGATTTAAAACCTTTTCAAAATACGATCTGATAGATAAGTCATCACTCAAAACAATATTACACATAATACAAAACAACAAGGGCCGTTGGCGTCCGTTATTCCACCAATAGCCCTCATCTATCGCCTACGCCTAGGCGAGTTAATATCTTCTTATGGCCCAATAACGGATGGACACCGCAAATATAAGACCTTATTTTGAAACTACAAACAAACAGGAGATATTTTTACAAAAAATGTAATCAGCCATATTCCTCTGTCATATATAAAGCGTAGCTATACCTATCCTCTATCATCTCCACCACCTTCTTGATATCAGATAAAGTTAGTTTCTTTATCTCCATATTCCTACTATCCATCCTGACAAAAGAGTTCTTGAACTCCTGCTCGGTTATAGCCTCTAACCTAAATAGATTGTATTTTATAAGTAACTGGGTTACGTCAAATATCAAGATATTAAGATCAATATCATCTTTCAACTCATTAAGAAGATCGCGCATCATATCCTTGATAGCGTCAGTGTCAAGTTCCAGCTTCTCGGCTTCCCTCATCAACTTCTTAATGATGCCATTGTACTCGATTATGATATTAGCGTTATCATCATCGGTAGGCAGAAGAATATCCATCGTACATTCTATACCAACCTTATCACTAAGCCTTTTATTGAACTCAGTCATATAATCGAAAGCCTGATCCCTGCTTAATGAGTATGTATGGTCAAGCAACTGCCTTTGTCTGTTATTGACAAAATAATGGCTGGTATATAACATCATCAAGACCTTCACTCGCTGGATACGTAAGTCTTGCATGATCTTCCGGTGTAAAAAAGAATCTAATTGCATGGTATAAAGAGTCCCCACCGGGGCCATCACACACCCGACAGGGACCAACTTTTAAATATCTTACTCGTCAGGTGATGGACTGACACCGCAAAGATAAGACGAATAAATTTACCTAGCAAGGATTTTCTGCCTCATTTTCTCCGGATACTACGTTGCCATCGGAAACCAAAGACTTGTCCTCGGCAGCCTTCGCAGGCGAGGCGAACTCCGATGGCAGATCCGGCAGGTTAGGGAACGAGACTTCCGTCTCCTCCTTGGATACCTTGTTCTCCTTGATACTCATCCTAAACTTAGGAGCTATGAAAGGATCGTTGTTAAGATCAATGTTGATCGTAACATCATTCATCAAAATATCCTCCTTAGTTCTGGAATCACCTATCCATCCTCTTACGTCAGCGGTCATAGGCATCCTGCTAGCCGCTTCCTTGATAGCTTCAAGCCGGCCCTTGATAACATCCACATCTCCCGCCAGCGGAATCATATATGTCTTATTATCCAACCCAGATCTGGCTATAGCGTTATTAAGATCCATTATATCATCAATACTTACGCCTCCGCCTAGACCCTCCGTAATCCTATCAGCCATCGATCCGATCATGGATGAGAATGACGATATATCCTGATTTTTCAATCTTACGGGGTACAGGTAATTTCTTCCATTTCCTGTCTTTATAGCTACGACCGGGATACGTGAATCTTTATAGTCACCATACTTGTCCCTGACGATAGCCGTACAGAACGGGAATATATTATACTTAATATCATCCCTCATCGTAACCTCCCCATTCTCTATATATCCTACGCTCTCGACTTTACCAACCGTCTCGTTGGTAAAATCATTCTCGGATACCATCAACGTACCATTATCATCACTTACGCTAAAATTAGGTCTTCCCGGCAAAACACTGGTAACTGTACCTACGAACGGTATATCAATCTCGCCAGTAACAGATCCTATATTATCCCTATATAACTCAAAGGCCCTACTCCTTAAATCAGCGTTACTTCCTTTTGAATCCGGGTCATTGGCTTTCAGTACCGAGACGAAATTGCCGTCGCTATCCACGATCTTAATAACCATATTATCAACCAGCTCTCGGTAAGCCGACTTAGTCTCATCAGAATTAGGGTCAACGGCGTTAAGGCTATTGTATTTATCATACAATTCCTTGGTATATGGATCTGACATATCCATCTTAAACCTTACGATATTATCCTTACGGAGATTAGCTACGGCTTCCTGATTCACCGACTCGTTGTTAGATCCAAACGTATCACCCGTATAATAAGGGACAATAGATCCATCCTGCCCCTTGCGATACACCATGAACCAGATGGAGGTCGACAAGGCGGTTTGCCGCCCCAATATGACACCGGTAGCGTTCTCGAAAGCCTGAGCGTCATCCTCGCTAATCATCCATCTTGAGTGGTTATCTGACTCTATAACAGTAAATATGTCGGTTCCGTTGGTGAAATCCATCACCCTTCCATTATCAGTATCAGTGGCATCAGATCTTTTAAGCCCAAGACTGTCCATAAACCTGTCAAGCCTCATTCCTCCTACCTCATAATACATGACCCCACCGATCTCCCTCTTTTGAGCCATCAACACCACCGGATTCTGGGCGGCGTTGACCTCCGTCCTGCCGGTGGATGTCCCGGGTTCGCTCTCTGTGAGGACATCACCCATAGGTATAGACTTATCGTAATCCTTGACAACCATACTTCCATTATCATACAGCCTCATCCATTCCACGAATTGAAGAAGAGGATCATCAGAATAATTATTGATAATATCAATAGCCTCATTAAGTTTATCCTGATCAACTTCATTCCCGTTGTCAATATCATTCATAAGATCATTGTAAGTCTGTATAGCCCCCTTAACCTGATCCTTATCAAGACCATTAATGTTTATATCTATGATATCATCAATAGTATCTCTGATGTTATTTAAGACGTTATCGTTGGTATTTAACCTATCTATCATTGACCTAATCTTATTAAGCCTAGCTATAGGATTATCGCCAAACCCATTTACAAGATCATTGATACGATCCTTATTATTATCATATATCTGCCTCTCCCTAGGAGATAAGATATCCTCATTACCGTTCCATATCTTTATAGCTATATTATTGATTCTATCATCAGAAGGATTTATGATATCCTCATTATCAGGTACATTCTCAACGATACCTCCCTCATCAGCCTTGATGTCATTCTCCATAGATCTGGCGATCATATGATTATAGGTCTTGAACATAAATGCCTCGTCCTCTCCTATAAGACCATCTTGATAAGCCTTATCTATGGCCTGATCATTGGCATAAAGGGAATTAGCATCAGGATCATCGGTATTCCTGAAATCATACTTGCTGTCATCCTCCTCATAAGTCTTCCCCCATGCGTTCGATAATATCTTCATGAACCCGCGTTCCTGCGCCCGGATGAATCTTCTGTCACGCATACGACGAAGTGACTCGTTTATATTCTTATAAGCCACAAGATTATGACGATACTCGCTAAGCAACGCCATAGCCTCCTTATGATTATTAACCCCACGGATAGATACGGCATTCTCAAAACCAACTATAGTCTCATAAGCTGCCATAAGATCGGCGGCGCTGATCCTTGATTCATCCCTGTTTAATAACAGCTTAGATATATCTGTCTCTGAGTTAACTAACGTAGCTAATCTCCTCTCCAAAGCAATCCTATCCTCCGTCAATTTAAGAAGTCTATCATTCTCCTTGGCTAACTTGACCTTATCAGACTCAAGAGCTTCCTTAGATGTGACACTCTGCTGAAGCTTCAAAACATTCTTCTCCATTTTCTGTATATCATCTGTAAGCTTCCTGAGTTTCTCAAGATCCCTACTCGAATCAGGATTAAGACGAGAATATATATCTAAAGCAGGTCCTATATCCGTATTGTATATCCTTCCTAACTGATTAGCGATATCATCCAAGTTATCCTTAGCCTCAAGACCGTTATAAGCCATGTTGGAGATATAGGTGTTAAATGATCTATTGGATATACCATCGGTAAGGGAGTCGGCAAATCTGCTGGCCATAGTAAAATTATCAACCTTCTTATTGAACTCACTGATAAGGTTTGACTTATACTCATTTACCTGCTCATCTGTCATATTCATATCGGAGGCTATATCGCTATTAGGTATAGACTCGATGACTGTCTTGAAATTCTCCTTAGTATCATCTAACATCCCCATTTCCTGATCATAACGAAGACGGTTGAATACAGCATCACTAAAAGTCTTATCTACGATTCTAGAATTAGGTATATCGTCAGCGTTATTATCCGTACTTAAGCCTGATAATTGAGCGTTAAGAGCCATACTGCCACGAATAGCACGGATAGCGGCGGTAGTCAAGGCGCCGGCATTGGTGTTGTAGGCCTCCACCATCCCCTTGTTCCGGGACATGTCTTGGCTCCATTCCTTTATACCACCAATAGTTTTTCCTCCCATAACCGATCCGATAATCATACCGATGCCGATTTCCTTCCATCCCTGATTAGATCCGTAAGTCTCCTTGAACCCGTTCTTTATAGCCTCCATATAGCCTATATTCTGCCGGATAGCCATAGGATTGTATCTTGATTCTACCCAATCCTCGGCGGATTTACTAGCCACTCCCTGAAGACCTTCCTCATACAGACCCTCAGATACCGGGCGTTTGATGATATTGAACGTATTCCCGGCTATTTTCTGCCATTTCTTAGGCGTTATGGCCCTTAATGTCCCGTTATCCATCCTCTCGGCGCCTACGCCAAATATATTGCGTTTTATGAACTTATCCACGCCAAGATCCATGCCGAACATATCGCCGAACATAGCTATATTGGATAATGACAATATACCGACATTAGCGCCAAATACGGCATTAGCGGCATCGGCGTTGTCAGCCCTGAACTTCATAAGCTCCTCATATGGGACTTCCCTTCCATAAGCGTTACGGTAAGACTTCCTGAAATTCTCCTCAGCCTCCATCAACATGCTTCTAGCTTCGACAGATGCCTCCCATGAGGTAGATGTACCAAGGAAAGCGAGGGTGTCCAGCCCCTTGCCTATCCTCTGTCCAGCACGGGCGGCCCTAAGGTAAACGCCGAACGCTTTCTTGGTATCCGAAGCCGCTTTGCCTATCCTAGCCAAAGCCACGCCTGCCCTAGCTCCCGTACGAGCTAAGTTCATCAATCCAGCACCGGAATATACAGCTGATGATAACATGGCACCAACGGTAAAAGCAAGACCGGATAAGAAATCGTTAGACCAGAAATTAGCCGTAGTCATGCTCTGAAGAAAATTCATATCCCGCTCCTCTCGATTGTAATAATGAGCTAGACCATAATCCATCTTCTTATCCTGATCATCCAGCCATCTCGTGAAATCGTTATCAAATACGGCGTTAAAATTACCTCTGGATACACCGGCGTAAATACCATAAAAAGGCTGGATAACGCCGCCTAATCCGTATAAAGCAGCCTTACCCGCCAGCTTACCCAATCCTCTCATCCATTTCTCGGTCCTACCTTGGCTCCTAGATAGACGCGTGTCGTTATCTACGCCTGAAATATAAGACTCGTATTTAGGTATCCAAGTACCGCTACTGAGTCGATATCTTGAATCCTCCAACGATATCTCCGGACCTGTAAGGTTAAACCTACCCTTATAGCTTTGGTCAGATGCCATATATCCCAATGGGGACATATGCTTTATATCATCATAATAATTTGTCTTAACGGTATTCTTAATCCTTTCCGACAATGATGGTATCTGCGACTTTGATCTCTCCGAAGCAGAGTACGGATCAAGCACGGGAGGCAAATCACGATCCGGTATATCATAGGTATTCGTACCAATGGCTCTAGTGGCATCAACACCCATTGTAGGATAGCCATATCTTTCGGCCAATTTCTTTCCATCAGGAACGTTATTACCGGTTTCCATTATTTCCATTATTTCCACTATTTCTGTTTTTTATCTCTTGATCAATGATACTGGCTATAGGGGAGATGAAACTCTCGAAGTCATCGGTAGTCGATCTGCCCTCACTCCTCCAATACACCTCATTTTCCTTACTAAGTATCTGTTGCCACGCCATAGTCAAATAATACTGAGGACAAAAATCAATCTTTCTGGCTACTTCGTCAGCGTAAGCTACGCCATCTAGGTCTATAGAATACAACGGGGTATCTCCCTTACTGGCTTTCCCCTTACCATATATATCCACATTTATGCCAGAAGATCCATTATTATACTTATATCCTGAAGCCCTTAACTCGTACATGGAAGCGTTATCAAACAACACGTCAGTAGCGATCATCATCTGATTCTTCCTGATATTACCGTCATTTATATTCGTAAACATATCTATATAAGGCATTGTCATATCTTTGGCCCCGCTGGCGTAAGCGAATGGAGCCACCTGCAATGACTTAGCCATCTTCCCATAAGCGTTATCACTTGAATTAGCGAACGATATAGATACAACACCAGAGTCGTAGGTCTCGGATGGAATATTTACCTCCTCTTTATAGAAAGCAAGGTCATTGGCAGCCAGATCAGCCTCGCTTACCTCAATAACGGATCTACCATCACCTCCATTATTGCCAATGATCTGATACTTACCATCACCTATAGGGGATATGGTAAACGTTATCTTCGTATTGGCATTATCCTTATCCTTAGGAATAAAACCACCACCACGGGTAAATAGGTCACTAATCTTTATATAATCATACTCGGCTTTGCTTTTAGACGGATAATCACCGGAAAAGATATACTCACGCTCGGCGTACTCATGACGATATTGCCTTAAATAATCCTCGCCAGCACGCTTTGCGTCATCATTTAACCTACCCAAATCTCCACGGCTCCATTTATGCCTTAATAAATCATTTCTTTCCTTATGCGCTTCGTCATATATAGCGGTAGCGACAGCGATCGCTCTATTATCCCCAGCAAACCTGTCTTTTATTTCCTCGATATGCCTATTCTTGTTAGCCCCAGATACGGCAAGAGACATTATAGATTCAATATCATCAAGCGACAAAGACGTTCCCATAAGATCATTCAAACGATCCATAATAATACTTGACTGACCTGAATCTACCGATACGTATGGCGCTTCCCCTTGAATATTACTATTAACAACGTTTATATTATCATTTAGCAAAGAACTATAAGCAGATAGCTTAGCCCAATCGTCTAATGTTATATCGTTTATGCCATCTATATCAAAAACCTTATCACCATTATTGTTAATATCCCCAAGATTGAATGTGCCAAATCCGTAACTAATGTCTATACCTGATCCTTCATACGATCTAGCCTCTTTCTCAATTATAGCATCAACACCATCCAAAACAGTATTCTCAGCCTTATTGAAACCCTCATTAATCTTACTATACTTATTCCTTTGGTTATTTAACCCAAGAAGCTTTATATAACTATCCTTTCCATTATAATCAAGAAGTGTATTCGTAGATCCACCATTAGCCTTAAAATAAGTCATGATAACCTGACCCCTATCCATATCCTTGACCACATTACTATTCTCAGGATCAGATGCCCATGCGTCGATCTTCCTCTTGGCATCGTCTGATAGAGACTTTACAAAATTCTCCATGCCTGTATTCACCGCCTTTTCATTGGCTATAAATCCATTCATGAACTCATCGCTTATATTCACATCTTCAAGATTGGCACTCTTCGTAACCACGGTGGGACCGGTCATGTCATCGCCTCCACCATTTCCATTCTCCGATTTACCTGATTTACTAGCTCTTATCAAAGCGGATTTCTCCATGGCTAGATTATGCCTTTTTGTCTCATTGAACTTAGCCCTCTCCATCATCTGTTGATTAGCCTTGAAATAATAATCATCAACACCAAGCGTCTCGTATGAGTTATTATAAGACCATCGTAACCCCACGCCACGAAGGAACTGCTGCCTCACCATGAACATGCCGGCCCGCTCCGGACTGTAGTTGCTGCCGATAACGCCCTCAGCCTCCTCCACGAAATCATTTTTCTGCTTGGTGATATCCGCCAGCTCTGACTCCAACCTAGCCTTTTTGACCTTATCATTGCCAACGCCCTTTAGCTTTGCCCGTATAGATTCTTCCTTGGCACTAAAATCATCAATATACCCTTTAAGGAAATCAGAGGTACTCTGGACATTGAATAGGTCAGGATTCGTCCTAGCCATATACCTACCCTCTAGTTGCATCTGAGCTTTGCCGTTCTCTGATATGGAAGCCATGGCTATATCCCTGACTTGAGCATAGCTCATTTCATCTATATACATCTCACGCATCTCCCCCGTCCTGTTACCATTGGCATCAATCACCGGCACATTGACTTTCTTTCCCTTATTAAGGGAGATGAAGTTCTTCATCTTCTCATCAACCTCAGCGTGATAATCCGTATAAGGAGTATAATGTATAGGATTAAGACGTGTTCCTACCTGACCGTCATTCATCCATGCCACGGCATCGGCGAAAGCCTCAGCCTCGTTTATAGGACTATACATCTTAGGATTATTCAATTTCATATCCTCCATCTTCTCACTAAACGACCGGATCTCCCTAGTGCCGGCAATGGCATTCAACACACGGGTATCCAGAGCTTCTCCAAGACGAGCCTGTATACTTCTGGCTATACCATCAGAAGCCAAATTAGATTTACGATACACGTTATTCACATCCTGTATCAATCCATTTAACCTATTCTGAAGATATTCCCTATCCTGAGGTTTTATAATGTCAGAATTGATAATATAATCAGCATACTCGTTTATAGCCTGCCGATTGGTATCTATCTTCTGCTGCATGTATCCCATACCCTGCATCATGACATCTATGTTGTAGGGTGATACGTACTTGCCGTAATTCCTTAATATACTATATTGTGAAGCCATCCTTTATCCTTTCTTGCCTTTAGTTACTTCCTGAGCGGGATATAATCTCCTATAACTCAATATATCTCCTTGAGGATCAGCGATCAGCTGCCCATTAGGACCGATCTTTACATCCCCGAATATAGACCTTAATGTATTCATGGTCGTAGCCGTATTCCACTTCTGTTGGATCTCATCATTGACGCTATCGAAATACCTAGCCCAGTTCTCGTCATTAATAGCCAATCCTTGTAGTATCCGTTGCTGGTAAGCTTGGCGTTGAGCTATATTCTTATCATAAGTATTAGCCCATGACTGAGCGTTGACATTATCAGCCCAAGTCCTTTGAGCCACATTCCCTTGTTCTACCTCATTTATATACTTACCTATATTGGAACTCATGATAGCCTGTAAATTGGAAGATAAAGCCCCTCTCTGGGAATCCGGGACATTACCCATCTGATCCAATTGTGATTGGAAAGCACGATTAGCCTCAACCATATACTGATCAGCCGATCTCAACACCGGGTCCACGGTAGGAGCGTAATGTCTTTCCAGACCTTCCGTTGTCACGGCTCCCGGAGTCATCCTGAACACCTCAGGAAAGTCAAGACCACCACCTACTATATTCCTGCCTCCATTGCCGCCGTTCGACTTACCGGCATTTGTGTTGGTTTTAGGAAGTGTATTAGGATCAATCAGCTCAGGCATATCCAGCTTAACATCAGGATCCTCCACATCACCTATATCCATAGGACCGGGAGACACCTTATGCGGGTCAAGTATAAAATCAAGACCTTCCATGCCTTTCATGGATCTAAATGCCTGCATCTTAAGCATATCCTCGCCAAGGATCTTATTAACGATATCTTTATTCTTGTCAGAAAACAGTTGACTGAAATGAGTGATACCAGCGTCGTTAAGAGCCTTATGCTGTTCCTCTGTAACAACGTCTAGACCGATCATAGGGCGAGATGTGGTAAACAAACCTAATTTATTGTCTCTCATCCTATCATGATATGCGGCTTTCTTGTCTTCCGGGTAATTACCTTGACTATCCTCACCGCCAAAGGAAACGAGCGTCGTGTAATCCCGAAGCGCCTCGGCGTTGGCGATGATCGGGTTCTCAGCCGTAGCCAAGCCCATCCAGCTACTTGTCTGACCGTAGATAGCGTCTTGCAACGCCCTAGCCCTAGTGCCCTCTGAAGCTCCCATATAAGCATCGTAAGCGACCGGATTGAATGTCTTATAATAATTCAACCTCTCATCCGTATTAATACCTCCATAAGAGCCATCAGTTCCTTGGCGCTGATAACCGAAATAGTTAGGATCATTGTTGAACCTATTCTCGATCGGGCGGAAAGTTAATTTACGACCGAACAAAGACGTGCCTCCTATCTCCATCTTCTGGCGAATACCAGCCACTTTCTTAAGCAGCTCTTTCTTAGCCTCAGCTATATCCTCCTCCGTAAGACCGTATTCTTTCATGGATCTGGATATGATGTTATCTATCTCACCTCCCTTGGCGAAATACGTATCCTCATCCTTCTTCATCTTCCGGTCTTCCTGCTCCTTGTATATGACATTAGCGAAGTCCGTAAATCTCCCCTCTAAGCCATTAACGGTATCGTTGCTATCATTTATAGCCTTAGATAATACGGAGGCGTTTAAACGCCTTGTATTCTCATCATCTATCTTATCGTTTTTCTTCAGCTTCTCCAACGCCTTCTTCTGGTCATCGTAAGCCGATTTAAGACCGATCTTAGCCTTATACCTGTCCATTAACGTAGCATACGTATCCTTAGGCGTGGCTTTAATCCCATACGTATCTCTGATGTATTTAGCGAAATCCGGCTCTATGGTTGTGTCGTCGGTAATAACCTTCGTTCCCTGCTCCAAGGAAACGGGGGTTCCACCATCGGCGTGCTTCTGCCCCATAGCCTCCATCGGCGCCTCTCCGGGCTGCGTCACGTACTCACCCTTCTCGACCTCTACGTTGGCTTGATCTTCCATCGACTTAGGTAACGGATACAGGTACTCACCGGTAAGGCTTCCGCTATCGAACCTATTATTAGGTCCTAGATAAACACCCCCACCATCCTTGTACTGCATCTGGGATTGCCTTCTTTGTCTGGCCTCACGCTCCTGAGCTAACCTGATATTGGTACGAGTACCTTTCTCTGACGCTATCCCAGAAACCACGTTACGAGCCAATCCCATGATACCACTAATTCCTGAGGCTATGGCGGTTATCGTATTAGCTGTTTTAGCCCCAGTGGATAAATCACCATATCCCTCGCTTCTCATACGCCCTATACCACGACCCATCTGAGTGAATCTAGACCCTATATCATCAGCGCCATAGTAGGGGATGGTGGTAAAATCAAAAACATCCGTCTCGCCTGAACCGGTCTTAGACTTATCAACATCGTTAACAGTTATGTTATTAAGCGTAATACCATTGTCCTGATAATTCTCAGCTATACGCTGTAAACTACCCTTGAAGCTAGCCGGAAACACATTATCCTGATCAAAAGCATTAGCGTATTTAGTCCTCAACTGATCTGGAGTATCCAAAGAATATATCCCTAGCGGATTGACCGGCGCGGGTAATCCTTGGTTGGTATTCACCAAAGGTTCTATACCTAACCCTTGTATACCGTCCATATTACCAAGCATATACGACCCGACTTCCCCGGCCTCTTGATATTTAGGTATCTTCCTCTTGATTACATACTTGCTCATATCAAATTAATTTCGTTCTGACACAAAGATAGTTTAAAAAAATAGAGACTCATCATTTCACAACGATGAGTCTTTTTAATATCAATCTTTTAAACACGTTATAGGATTACTCCACTTCTTTTTCCACTCATGACCAAGATAATCTATAAGTTTATCATAAGTATCTATAAAGCCACCATCTATAACCCCGGTGATAACATTCTCTACAGCTACTATGTCGTTTAACTGATTCTTTGTAGCCGTATTCCTTATCCCACTCTCATGCTTGTTAAAGACGATAAAATTAATAGCCTTAGCTACCCTTGATATCTTATCAGACAACTGACTCTTGTCGCTAACCAACCTGGCGACGGCCGAACTCATCTTGATATAAGCCTCGCCAGCGGCATTCCTGTCCTCTATGAATCCATCATGCAACCATATTATCACCTTGGCGTATATCTCTGGATCCAATTCCAATGCTACCATAACAAAAAAATACGGATTTACATACCATTTCTGACCCTCCCCCTTTCCTCTTCGGTAAGCCATTCCGTATTTTTTGAGATCGGTTATCTTATTGATTTTCAATTCGTGGTTTTGTACCGTAAGATTTCTTACAGTACATATATCATTAATACTCAGCTCCCTAACAAGAGCTTTCATCTTTTCCTGAAATCCATTAGTAGCAAACAAATGATCAAGCCTTCTAGACTCCAACCCCATAGATTTACGTTTTTCATTCAAGGCTTCCATAACTTCCGTTATGCATACAAACCCGTCCTTGGACATAACAGAAATGTTCCTACCTAATAATTCCCTACTCTCTGATGATAAAATCAAATTACTTTTCATACCTTTACTAAAAGTTTTAAATTAATAAATGCGCCTATCCGCTCGTGATGAGTAGGTAGGCGCACAAATATAAGCAATACTAATATTATTACAAAATATAATAGCCTATATTATAGATAATAAAATCTTGAAATTTTACATATCTCAAATAATTATAAGATGCTAGATCCTTTTTACAAACAGTGATCCTATAGCTTTCACCAGATCGTAGAAGCCGGCACTACTGAACCCAACAGCTATCCCATACAGCAATGCCTCCCACCATTCACTCCCTATAAGCAATGGAGACACCTTTAGAAACCACGCTAATATACAAACCAGCATACCTATGACTACGGCGGATAGGACTTTAGCCCACTTATGGGTGTCAATATACGGCACAACCTTGGCTAACTGCGTAGCTGACATCGTGACGAAAGCCATGATGCCGGTAAAGGTAGTTAGATCAATGGTGATAGTCCCTTCTGACGGGATTATCTCTTGAGCCATCAACGCCATTGGCGCTAATAACATAACTAATAGGAACAATAACTTCTTCATATCAAAAACGTTTAATGATTTCACAAATATAACACTAAATCAATTAAATATATGAATATATCTATTGAAATATAGATATACGACAATAACCATGGCCTATATGACCTTTCCCTAAATCATATAATCCACCCAAAGGATTAGGCATTTTTTCTAATTCCCCTTTCACATCTGTCCATACGAACCCGTTCCCATCTATCATCTTAGTGTTAGTAAATACATATTTATCATATTTCACGCATCCCGGATGACCGGATATATACGAGGATCCTCCACCACCAGCTTGAATAGCGTCCGACGAAATCCCGCCGCTTGGTCCTCCATAAAAGCCTCCTCCTCCACCAGAGGAATACGAACCGCCATCAAAACCACATCCTCCTCCCACTCCTAATAGACCTCCATTTCCGTTAGTTAAATTATTGCCGGAGTTAGATCCTCCCGCTACTTGGGATGCAGGAGTCCCCTTGGCATAGCCCCCCAGATACGCCTTCAACCCTCCCGCTGATCCTCCATGCCCAATAAAATAATACTCACATCCTCCACCGCCTCCCCCGGCTACCATAATACGGGTCTTTAAAGAATCTACGTTTAGAGGATCGCTATTGTTGGACAACCTCAAATCTGTAGCTCCGCCCCCGGCTCCCTCATAGATATACCTTCCAGCGCTCTCATTAGTCATTGAATGCCCTGAACCTCCTCCATTATAATTATATTTTACAACATTACTCGTCTGCTTAAGTCCACCATTTCCACAATACACATAAATGATATCACCACCAACTAACTTGATAAATCCAGCCACATATCCACCATACCCAGGGTCATTAGATCTGGTAAACCTATCTTCGCTATTATTGCAACCATAATTACCTTGACCACCCCAGCACTCAACATAATAATACGCCGACTTCGGAGCTACAAATGTATGGTAATTATTACTATTATAAGTGTATGTATACAATACATCCAAGCTTTTGGGGCCTGTCATTACACGTCTTCTCATAACATACTTCCCCTTAGATATTTTACTAACAATGCTATAACCATCCTCCTATCATCAGCCATAGCGTCTACCCATCTATTCTCCCATCCTAAACTACTGGGGGGGGGGGGGGTAAAACAAGTCCCCTTAAATAACACATCAAATAAAAACAACAACTTATTCATAACAAATTATTTATCATTAAAATACTAACTATTATTTCTACTCACACCTTTTATGTTAAGGCTTAACCCCGGTATCATATTAAGAACCAACTGCCTTTTTGCCTGTTCCCTACGCATACGCTCGGCCTCCGCTATCTGCGCCTCCGATTGAGGATCATTCTTAATATTATTGGCGATGTCCTCTATAGCTTTCTTGTTAGCGCCGGATTGAGCTAGCATCTTATATAACAGGTCTTGACCTTCCTTCTCCCACCAAATATCCATAGATGGGCGAGAAGCCAAAGAAGGATCGGCGGGGGCTACCGTCTCAGGCACGGGCTGCTGACCTCCGTCCCCCGTGCCCGAATCCCGCTGTCCGAACTCGTATCTCATTGGCTCGTTCTCCGGGACACCATACCTATTAGCGAACCTATCAGCGAACTCAAATCTCTTCTCATTTCTCAAGGTCGATCCAAGAGGCCTACCGTATCCTTGATTCCATGCCACGGTAGCGTCCTTGTAGTTGACGGCGTTATCGAAATCGGATTTAGAATACATATAGTAATTATATACATTACCTTGAGCGTCCTTGTCAAAAAACTTTCCTTGATTGATGTAATTCCAACCTAACCCCGGGACCTTGCCTTGATACTCATCCACGAGATAATCCAACTGCTGTGTCAATGTCGGTTTCTTCCCATACCTGCGCTGTAGCTCCTTCTTCCTCGGTCCAAGCCATTGTTGGATGCCAAAATCACCGGCGGCTCCTAGGGCATCGGTGTCCCCTCCGGACTCGGCGGCGATGTTCGATAGGATGCCGATAGCTTGAGTTTGTGGTATCCCCTTCTTATCGGTCAGATAATCCCATATCTCATCATACACAGCCATCTTATTATCCTCTGATCTATCAGGATCAATTACATATTTACCATCTCCATAAGCCCTACCTGTGCTTACAGACCCGCCCTTATCTTTCTTCTCCTTATCATCATCCATCAACATCTTACCAACCATATCCTTGACCTTATCAAGTCTACTGTCTATTTGATTACCATCGTACTTACCAATAAAATCCTCCATATCGTTTTAATATACAAGGGAGAGGCGGCAAAATACCCCCCCCCCTATATGTTAATAAATCAATAAACTTTCTCCTCATTGCTAAACCAACGAACTATCATCTTGAACCGACTCTCAATGTCATTCACGAACCTAGCCAAGAACCAATCGCCACGAAGACGATCACGCCACCTCCGGTGATAATCGACGGCCCTAGGGTCGATCTTCCGGTCAATATCATTCACGTCCTTGATCCATACCGGGAGGTTATTAGTATCGTCTTTGACCTCGTTAAAATAGTCATTTATATTTATCTTCTGATCAACCTCCGTCACCAGTATCTCACGGCTATCGTCATTGGTTACAGGATACCTTAACCGCTGGCTCATATCGTTCTTGTCGGCGATAACCATCCGAAGCTCACCGCTGTTGTTGGTATCATTATAAAACCATGCCTTATTAAATCCAGTAGTCCTAAGAATTTGGTAATTAATCTCATCCTGATACCTTCTGGCATCCATCCGATACTGGTAGTTGGTGAGGATCTTATTCACATACTGCTCACGTACCGGAACCTCTATAACAAACGGATATAGCTTACCATAAAATACTTGATACGATTGGTTGGTCAAACCATGAGACCATAAACCTATCTCCTGACTTTCACTTGAGTAGTTCTTTCCGGACTGGAAATAATGCTGGTGCTCGATATAATAATCAGGGGTGTAGGATAAATATGATTTCCACTCACCCTTCAGGCAGTTATATCCAACGGTGAACGAGACGTCCGTGAAATGGCTGGCGTCCTGTAGCTCCACCGCCTGCCCGTTCCTGTAGAACCGACCGCCACGGAATTGGTACTCGCTTGGATTCCCTACCGGTATATAATCTTTCTTGGTTATTAGAACCCTCTTGAACCGATTATCCCAGCCCATGGATAGCCCTATACCAAAAAACTTGTTATCAATATCATAATAAGACAGCTCAGCGTCCGTATCAGCGTTATATATCCGGCTACGGATGATCTTCATCTGAAGATGCTCCTTAAACCAGTTTCTAAGCCCCGGTGTGACCTCCGTAAGATTCCTACCATTAGAATCTACCTTAAACACCTGACCACGCCTTAAATCGACCCAAAAATGCCCAAACTCGCAACTGATCATATCCCGACTCTGGGTCCCGGAATATCCTAACGTCGTATTATTATACTCAATGCCACGAGAGGCGAAAAGCCCACCTGTCCCTAGCTCGCTATTCTCCGGGGATATTCTTTCTGCCAGCACGTCTATAGCGTTATATAGTCCTACCTGATTCTCGAAGCGAGCTAGTATTTGATCCGACTCTATTCCCTTCATGCTTATAAGCTTTCCGAACGAGGTCTTGAACTCATGGTAATCCATAGGCTTGTACGACAGCCAAGGATCGGTCATGCCGTTCTCCGACACGTCGGCGGTGCTCCATATGACGCCGTTGGGTCTTTGGTAAGCGCAGTCCCAAAAATTGCTATCATACGTCTCTGGTAATGACCTGCCACCTAACGTAAATCGATTCTTATACACAGGACTCATCTTAAACACATTACCCCTTGATATAGGGACATTACGCTCCTGAGTCCATGATATATAATCCCCCACCTCCGGATAGAACCCCTCGTAAGGCTCAGGGCCGGCTATACGGAAATTGCAATTGATCTCAGACTCCACAAGAAACTGAGGTATGCCATAGAAATATAGGAAGAAACGACCGCTAAGATACATATCTCCGGTCTTGCAAACCATCTCATAAGCGCTCTTCCGGCTAGGGAAAGAGTATAGCGATCCGGTATCCGTATCGGTCTTGTTAAGATAATCCTCCCCAGTATCGTAATTGACGAAATAACGGGGATACCCGATGTTTCGATAATCGTAATAAGGGAATGGTATCATGTCCCCCTGACCAAACTGAGTCAAATAAAACATAGGCATCTTCCTCTTAAGCGAGAATCTTGATATAAATACATCACCTCCAAAAACAGGTTTACGCTTATCCTTATCCATCAACCCGCAACCACCTAACGATACCCACCTGATATCCTCTATCTGCCCGTATTGAGCCGGAGAATATTTCTTTATCCTCATATAGGGGCAGGATACGAAAGATTCACGTGTCATAAAATGAGGCGTCATACCAGCCACCTCATCGTTACGAATATTACACTCATCCTGAATACGGCTGGTATCGTAACTTGAAACCAACTCCGGATATTCAAGCATATACTTATCCATACCAAATGACATGAACAATGAATGCTCACGATCGAGGTTGTTTATGATAATAGGCTTACCGCCTACGGTCTCCCCTTGCGAAGAGATATCTGTTACCGGATATAACCCGCTCTTGATATATTTAGCCGTTGACAATCCACGTAGCTCCGACGCCCCTATTTTTTGGTAAAATAAATTATAATGAGCGACAGAAGTATAATAATAAGCATAGTTCCGTCTAGGTCCCCTATCTATCAATGCCGTTAACCACTGATACCTGTACTTGCCTATATCCACCACGGACTGGGCTGTGGCCTTGGCGATACCCGTAGCCAGACGGATAGCCGTCAGCGCTATGCCGACAGGGTTGGCTAAAAAGAACACGCCTCCACCGACATATTGCTGTGAAGCCGACTGATATGTATACTCAGCTATAGCGGATATTAAATTAGCCATAGCCTCCACCGTAGCCAATGACGTTGCCATACTGTAAGCCTTACTCCCTAATATCGTCCATTTAGGGTGATCCTCCACCTCCCTGAATATACCGGAGGATTTACCTAATTGATAACCATCAACAAGGCACTCGGTGGGAGCGTCAGGCTTGTTAAAGGCAATATCAGGACTTAAGAATGAATACCAGATATTACCCTTCCTGTTAAACGGATGCGTTATAAATTTCTCACGATTAATATCCTTATAGATATACATATCATCAGACAAATCGTTGTAAGGGTAATTAGGATAAAGGTTAGCCGATCCGTCGGGATCATCGTACTTAAACATATCATAAGCCAGACCGGTTCCGATAACGCTCTTATCCAACGTCCTATCGCCCCTATACAACTCATATCCTATTATAGAATCCCTTCTAGCCTTATCTATAAGACCGTTCTCTACCGCTATATCCAAAAACTCATTAACGATATCGTCATCAAGCATCACCCCCATAGGATAAATATAGGAGTCAACTCCATATTGACCGGTCAGCTGAGACGGATTACCCATAAAAGGAGCGACAGAGTTATCCGGGAACTTGTAATGACGTATAGGTCTCTGACAAAACGTGGTTGACGTATTGGGGTACTCAGCGTTACCCCCATTACCGGTGAAATAAGACTTACCCCCAACTGATTTAGGAGACCCATAGTATTTCGTCAAAGAATCTATTATGTCCTTCCTCTTTGATCCTCCCGATGATATCCCGATCTTACTTGAATCATACAACTCAAAATTAGCCGGGTACTTATTAGTAGACTCCCAATATCCGAAATCACCATACTGATATGGTCTGGGAGCGCAGTCAGCGGGTTTATCTCCACATGAGACACATTTCGCCTCATAGGTAACAAATCTCCTTAATTTCAATTCTTTCGTGAAGAAGAACACGTATTTCACCTCCAGCGGCCGAATGCCAAAACAGAACGGGGCGGGGAAGATGGCGGTGCCGGCCGTATAGAATCCGGCAAGCTCCTTCATGTCCTGCCTCATGGCGAAACCGGTGAAGAACACGCATACCGCAGGCTCGATGCAAACATATATCTTATGGAAAGTAGTCTTGTCATCATTCCAGAACAAGTACTTTGGCATCATAAATATCTTATGATCCACGTAATTCACTATAACACCTTTCTTGGCATCATTAGCCAAAGGATTAGGAGCCACGGTACCTTCCTTGTCCGAGAAAAACGTTATACGAACCTTATTGTATGATGATGAGTCGCCGATCGGATAATTATAGTTACCCATCATCTCTATATACATAATACCGTTATCAGGATCGGATAAACCACTTATGTATTTCTCGTAATCCAACTCCACCCATCTGGCGTATGAGGATACATGTGGATAGAACTTGAAATAAGTCAAGTTGCTTCTACCGAACCAATTGGTCTTGGCGTCAATATCATTCTGCACAGACACACGACTTTCCCAATCAGTAGATATGCTGGTATTGAACTTAGAATTATCACCATCGCCAAAAAGACACATGGCGTTCTCGATACCAAACTGACTCTCATATTGGGGGAAATAAGCCTCCATCGTATCCATTAACTGATCAAGCATCGTCTCCGTATGCTTCTTTCCTTTCCATCCGGGATATTGATACAAATATGTGCACTTACCCAATGACCTACCCCCTTGGAATGTAGGAAGTTGAACATCGTTAATAGTAGGATTCACATGAGGATCACCTACCGAGCACCCATTAGTACATATACCCTCATCATATAACTGCCGGACATTAGACATATCCTGACACAAGACCAAAGCGGAGGAGTCTATATCAGACGGGAATTTATCCTCATCCTGACCATCCAGCCATTCCTGGACCAGATCTATGATATTCTTACCTCCACTGGAGTAATTATCGAAATCACACAATACAGAGAATTTCCTTTGTGACTCGGCGTTACTTTGTATTAAGGTGGTAGGCTCGGTCTCCGTATAATCACTAGCCAGCTTATACGTAAAATCAATCCTAGAATCCACCAAAGAGTTTTTATCCAATATAGTCCTGGTCTCTATCCTCTCGATATCATCACATCCACTAGGGAAATCGGGAGCCTTTATACCGTCTTGATCCTCTGGCAATGATATAGCAGCGCATAACTCGTCAGTAATACCTACATTAGATTCTATGATATCACACAGGTTCTCTATATTATCAGCGATATAATCAATAGCATCATCTACCGTAACATCTTCCCCCATCGTATTGATAACGAATTGGGTCTCTCCTACCGTGGCATATTCCTGCTCTACATATCTGAGTTGCTTGACATCTAGCTGATTCTTGCATTCTCCTCCAAAATCATCAAATCCCCAAGACGGGTCGTTTATGATCTTTGCCGTATTCTTAAACTGCCAAAGATGACGGCGGCTGTTCCCGGCGCACTGCGGGTTGTTCTCCAGCACCGACGCAGCCGACAGGTCGTCAGAGTTACCGTCCTCATCAACGATAACCCCCATCTCCTCCCTTGTGGCCGGACGAGGGATAAGCGGGAATCTAGCCGTCCTGTATCCTGTATTGGTAAAGAATCTTATACCCAACGGATATACCTCGTCACGCATGAAAGAGGCGTATTTAGAGCAAGCCACACCGTCTTTATACAAATTCTCCGTGGCTATAGATGTCTGCCATTTAACGAAATGACCCAAGAAGTTAACGACCGGTTGAAGATTCCATTCGTTCTCCACGGTCAAGCCGTATTGAAGAAGACGATTCCCGACAGACGTCATGCCTCTGGCTGTCTTATATACCGGTATTTCCTTGGATAACTTCTCCATGGTCGTACGCTCGCTATACTGATCCGTAAGATAATAGATAGTCCTTTCCGTTATCGGATGTATACCTTCTATGAAATACTCAAGAACCGGGCTTTGCTCACCATTAAACCCAACCGTGTTCTGTATAACACCTATCTTATAATGAGATACCTGCTTGTCTATATTGGATACAGTAAGGCGGATACCCATATTGGTTGACTTACCCCATAAACCATCGCGGATAACCATATCTTGACGGTCGAATAACATGATTGGGTTGGTCAATGAGCAATATCCGGTCTTCTCAATCCCGAACTCATCGCACAACGCCACGCAGAACTGGTAGGTCCCGGCACGCAGGCTCCCCCCGAACTCCACGACCTCCGGCTCCACGCACGGGGCTGTCAGCAGCGGGAATACCAGCAGCTTCTCGCACGCCAGCCTGCACCTTTGTATTGGCGTGTCGTCACCGCAAGTCTTATACCCATGATAATGGTACCAGAAGTCACCATCATCGTCAGGATTAAGCGCCTTATCGACCATAACATATCGCTGGGGATTATATCCATCGGTCCAGTATATCACCTTCCCGCATTTCTCGTCCTTGATCTCTATATCGAAGATCGGATGATGAATGGAGAAATTAAGACAAGGGTCATCAACCCAGTCCTCTATCAGGACCTCCATCAAATCACATATCTCATCAAAACGACCATCCGACTCCTCAAGCCTCTCGCCAAGGATACGATGGATGTCCTTTCCCGATCCAGCCAATTGATCCTCAACGGTCTTGATATAATCCAATGACCGCATGAACGTGATCTTAGACGTATTATCATCCGGATTAGATAGAAAGAAATAAGTGTTATCACCAGCTATATCATTCTTATACCCAATAACCTTATAGCCATCGAATCGCTTACATAAAAGGGTACTAGGCTCGTTCTGGATCTTTAGCTGGCTTCCATCGTCACCCTCTATGGTAGCGTTCAAGGCGAAACTATATTCAGACGGGGATAGATCCTGTGGATGCTTATCCCTGTTCATCCCGGAGTCGGGAACCGCTATGTTAGAATTGTTCTGCACGATGTTATGTTTTTCGCAAAGATAACAAATCCGGCGGATAATCACTTACACGCCGGATCTTAACAAAAACTGTACGTATTATGCTAAAACATTCAAATCACGCGAATATAAAAAAATCCTCCTAACTTTCACAAGTCAGGAGGAAGACTAAACACTTAAAACGTCTCGTGGTAAAGCACAAAAACATAATAATTACGAATTTCCACCCATGTAGTTCGATTGCTTATCGGCATCCTCTACAGATATGTAAAAGAAACCGTTAGTCACGTATCTCTCATTGACATCCACAAAATCAGTAGATCCTTTGTCCACTCCTTTCTTCGATCCCTCATCACACACAGCTACCAGACTATTAAAGTCATTGGAATAACCTACGACTACACCGTGTATATCCCGATTTCGAGGATCGAATACGTACCTCATCTTATACCTATCGTAAGCTAACTCTAAAGAGCTTTTGCTTAGCCTCTCATCTAATCCGGCACCCGCTACCAAAGCCAAAACGCTCTTTGATATGTCACTCATGGTGGTATCCTTGGCCGGAGCCTTAGGCATAGAAACGCCTTCCATGACAAAATCCAACGCCTTATCTAAAAGCTCGTCGAAATCATCATCTCTTATATAATCCTTAAGCACCTCCAGTATATATAACCGGACATGGAGTTCGTTATTTACATCATTCAATGTGACCATAATACTAGTTTTCGGCAAAGCTAGATTATTCCTGCACAATAAAAAATAAAATATGTCATAAGTAAAGGACTAAAAAATAAAAAACTCCCCCATCCTCACGGACGAGAGAGCTGATAAATATTTGTATTATGAAAAAGAACAATCACTCACCTATTCTTACAATACAGTCACGAGATTCCTTGTTATAGATCATCGTGCCTACCTTAGAATACAAGGTCTTTATATTTTGCCAATTATCCTCACCATGGGCGGATACGTTGGTAGGGGCATCACCAGTATAAACCTCCTCGCCTCCGATATTGACAAAATCATATCCACGTTTCTCCATCGTACCTCCCTTATATGCCGTGAACCTGATAGTGACATTACCTTTCTCACGACCACCATACCAGTTACCGTATATACTGCACCTGATCTCAAGAGGTAATTTATCGTAATTATCGCCATCCAACAACGGCCCCATCTGGATCAAAGCGGCCTCATTACCTGATTCCATATTATCACCACCGTGGATAAGATAATCACCTACCCGTTCCTGCGTGGTCTGGTACTGTTTACTCCAACCAACCAGCTTGCCGTCCACGTCCGGGAGGCCGGTGTTATCGAAACCGGTAGCCGTGTCAAAGTCAATGCCGTCCTCGTCAGCCCAGATATACCTAAGAACAAGGTAATCGAACTCCGGGATGATCACCACCGGGACGGACTCCTGCCTGCACACGAACGTCTTCTCTTCCTTGGTTCCCTCTTTTATAACCTTGTATGTTACCTGACGTATCTCGCCGGTCTCATTAATATCAGCTGTAACCTTAACCTCAGCAGGGCCAGTACCACTTGTCTTATCTAAATGTATCCAATCATTTTTCTTTGCCATATTATCTTTTTTTTCTTTTTAAAAAACGTATATTCGCGTCATAATCGCGGGGTGGAGAAGAGGTATCTCATTAGGCTCATAACCTAAAGATCGAGGGTTCGATTCCCTCCCCCGCAACTAAATAAATTTGATATACTTATCAAAAGCATTAGGCCACATCCGCTCATAAGACAACATCCTTCTCCTATTATCCTCAGCCAACTCCCGATAATCATTTAACGTGATCATCGACATCTTAAGCTCCTTCATAGCCCTAGCGAACTTACCCGGCTCCTGCTGAGCATATAATTTATAAGCGTCACCAGCGCCTTGTATCAAGCCATTCACGGCGGCATTCTCGAAGATCTTCATCTTGATATACGTCTCGACATAATCCTCAAGGTATCCTAACGCCGTTTCAGGTATATATGGGAGACCGTCATCATCCTTGGGTGTAGCACGATATATGATATAAATAAATCCATCAAACCCTGTATACATAGTATTGCCGGATATAGTTATATCATAATTATCCCAATCGTACTTATCCCGATACTTGTCGGCGGCGCAATCACGCCTCAACCCACGACCTATGGATAACCTTACGGGATGATGATAATGGAAACGAACCTCGTGAGACCCGATATATATCCTCTCCGTGATCGTCTTCTCAAACTCCTCCTTACAGCACTCGGTGCAGGAGTTCCAACGGAAACCGCGCTCGGTGCGCTCGACCCAGCCGATCTCGTGTTGGAGGTCAGCCTTAGCCTTGTCGCCGCCAGGAATCTCACAGATAAGAGGCTCACACCTATAGGCGTCAAGCATGTCGAAAAAATCGGAAGGCAATACCGCCTGTTTATTACTGGTCTTGACAACCGCCTCTGACATGACCGCTATAACACCCCCGAACCTTTTCAAGGCGATCTCAGCCCACCTATAAACAGACGAGGTATCTATAGCCCCGCTATCATCGTATTTATGTAAATCGGCCTTGATCTCGGCCAATAGCCCTTTTATAGTCATATTTAAGTCTTTTGCACAAAGATATGTATTTGAATCCGTGATACAAAAAAAAATCCAGTCTACCCTCACGGGCTAACTGGATCACAAAAACTTCTACAGCTTATAAACCCATTTAACTCCAAATACCTTACTCTCCGACTCAACCTCCCGATACAAGAACTTATATCTCCTACCTGATTCCATAGCCAACCTACATTCCTTATTCAAGGCCGGAGAGATATATAGATGAAAATACTTATTCCTAGGCATAAAATCCATACACGTATGGACGTAAGAATATCCACCCGTCCCACGCCTATTAATAGTACCGGTAAGTTTATTCAGATATATCTTGCGGTTAGGATTAATCTTATGACATAGATAACCGATGTTGTTTATATAAACCCCTCCCTCATCCTCCAGATACCTATCACGTATGACTTTCCAGATCAACGACTGGCACTCAAGGATATCATTCTTATCCACGATCGTATGCTTCCTCCTTTTCCCGTTCTTAGACATAATAGATCTATAGAATCGAAGAAAGTATTGATCAAGTATTTTAAATGACTTTGTTTTCATATCACAAATATAACAATTTCATCCTAATACAAGAAATTTATACACAAAAATACACCGCCTGCACCAAGGATGAGGCAAATAGGATAGCCGACAATAACCTACAATCCGATGGTATCTCTTACGCTAATGGCTTGGCGCAGGCCGATAGATGCGATTGCCTCGAAACATGGAGCGCTTACGCTAGCGGAAGTTTTAATGGACAATGCTTAAGTATATCCGTAAGCTATGATAATCCATGTGGTAAATCTAAAACAGCATCATTTGATGTGTATTATACTAGATCTGAACCATCTGGAGATGTAGAATATTTCTCTACCACTAAAACAGTCACCATACCATCCGGATCGGGAACGATATCAGGCGGAAGTGATTGTGTTAGCAATGCTACAAGCATGTATGTATCTAATCCAAGTCAAGGTGGAGGCTGTTAAAAACAAAAAGGAGAGGTTGATTATCCTCTCCTTTTTATATAAACCTAAGATCTTTTCTCTTAGTATGATTTAATATCCTACTAATATGTCTGGTACTTAATCCCGTTCTTTCCTTTATCTTATCATAGATATAACCCTTGGATACGTAAGCCGACATATCTCCCAGATCTTTTATAATCTTATCATACATATCGTGCACCTCATTATATCTTATGATAGAGCTGTCTCTCATCCCTCTTTCGCCTATACCGTCAACTATGGCGTCATTGAAACCAAAGAAATTGATTATTGATCTTATTAGATTCATGTTATTGAATTTTTTGTGTTTTCTTATTAATATCCATATCCGGGTTCTCATCCGTAGGGATCTGCAATTTGGTTACAGTTTCCCTTAATGTTTCGGAAACCACATATTCAAGAAGTTTGTCTGGGCATATGAAATCATAATCCCATTGAGATGTACATGGCTTATCTTTTTCAGCTCCACATCCCCCTAGCTCTAACGCCGCTTTTCTGTCGAGAGTTATAAGATCAACATTTATAGCCTCTATGTTAATATCTGGTATATAGATATATCCATCATTGACATAATAATAGTATTGATCTATATTCCCGTATTTACGTTCCTTGTTGTTAGCGTATTTTCTTAACGATATGGAGGTAAATATAATATCATCCATGATGTTTGATACTTTGATGATAGCCGGACCTATACGGGTATATATCATATCGGGCAATCTTTTCTTGGATCTCATAAGTATCCTGCATAACTTAAACTCATCAAAGCAACAATCTACCTTACGAACCCTCTCCATTTCCATGCAATTAATATGAGTATACAGCGATTCCTCGCCGAACAAGGTTCCATCAGCATACTTCTGGGCTATATAAGACCTTGCTTTTTGCCTGCCTATGGACAATATCCATCTTCTACTGACATGAGCGTCCTTATTGATGGAGTTCATGTCATTCATGATCCTAAATACAAATTCTGAATTTTTCATGCATGAAATACTAAGGAGGGGATATACCCCTCCGGTTATTACTTCTTTTTCTTAACCTTGCCTCCACATTTCAGTTGAGGTTTCTTTTTCTCGGAGACTTTGCCTCCTTCTGCCATCTTCTTTTTCTTAGCACATACCATAATCTTACTTTTTTAATATTGGTGATACAATATTAGTCATTTCTATCGAAAATAGAATAAACAAGGTTGATGAAACTACCAACTTACCGCCGCGGCACAGGCTGACACACAAAGACTAGCGCAGGAAAAAGCCAACGCTATGGAGTGCGATTGCGTGGAGCCAACAAAGACGTGGAGCGCCAACGCTATGCTGAGCGGTGATCCTTGTAATGGTCTGTCTGGTTCTACATCTGCATTAAGGTGCTCCTATGAAGTGTCTTACAATAATCAATGTGGATCATCTAAATCAATAACTGTAACTGTTACTGGCAGGAATGATAATGGGCAAACTGTTACGGCTGGAAGTACTTCCGTAAGTATACCTACTGGGTCTGGTAAAAAAACTGGTGTCATAGGTTTTGATTCAGGAGTACAATGTGGGTCTATAAGTGTTTCTGGGGAAGGATCTGGGAACTGTTAAGATCCTGATATGTAATGGAAAAGGAGAGGCTAATAAGTCTCTCCTTTTTATTAAAAACCATAACAGCAGTGATTGTCAACAATTACCTGAATCATGACCAGAGATTGTTACATCTCCACATACCACTTCTCGGCTAAAATATACACTTCCTCTCTTGGTCCCGGATCCTGCGGGAATTGTAAAGCTAGCGCTATTGACCTGCTCTTCTCCGTTTTGTGTATATCCTATACCACTCACAGAACCAGATATAGATCTACCACATTGATTATTATACGTAATCGTAAATCCTCTTGATGTGACAAGTTGTTCATGGCTCATGCAATCATTATTCATAGATACCGACCATGACCACGTCTTTGTTGGCTCCACGCAATCGCATCTATCGGCCTGCGCCAAGCCATTA